CGTTCTTGCTATGATGAAGGAAAACGTTGTGCCGAGACATTATTTTTTGATTATAATAGACAATATGGGACAGATATTAGAGTTGTAAGGATATTCAATACTTATGGTCCTAACATGAATATTAATGATGGCAGGGTTGTAAGTAATTTCATAATTCAAGCCTTAACAAACGAGGATATAACGATTTATGGTAGTGGATTACAAACAAGGTCTTTTTGTTATATAGATGATATGATAGATGCTTTGCTATTGATGATGGGTAATGATTTTATTGGCCCTATAAATCTCGGAAATGAGAATGAATTTACAATTATTGAATTGGCAGAGTTGGTGTTATCTATAACTAATAGTAAATCTAAGATAACATTTAATGAACTTCCACAGGATGATCCTAAACAGCGAAAACCAGATATAAGTCTTGCTAAGAACAAGCTGGGATGGGGACCAAAAATTCAATTGAAAGAAGGATTGATAAAAACCATAGAATATTTTGAGGAACAATTATGCAAATAGCGGTTATAGGAACTGGATATGTTGGCTTGGTTACTGGAGCATGTTTTGCTGAATTGGGAAATATTGTTACTTGTATTGATATAGATAAACAAAAAATAGATAATCTAAAAAATGGAATTATTCCAATTTATGAACCAGGATTATCAGAACTTGTAAAAAGGAATATAGAAGAAAATAGATTGATATTTTCTACAGAATATTCAGATATAAATAATTCAGAAGTTATTTTTATAGCTGTAGGGACTCCATCAAATGAAGATGGTTCGGCCGATCTTAAATATATTAAATCTGTAAGCAGGTCAATTGGTAAATATATAAATGGATACAAAATAATAGTAAATAAATCCACGGTTCCTGTTGGAACATATAAATTGGTAAAAAATATAATAAATGAAGAGATAGAAAATAGAAAGGCTTTTATTGTATTCGATATTGTATCAAACCCAGAATTTTTAAGAGAAGGAACTGCAATAAATGATTTTATGAGACCAGATAGAATAGTTATTGGGTGTAGTAATAGTGTATCTGAAAATGCAATGAGAAAATTATATGAACCTTTTATAAAAAATCAACATCCATTTATTGTTATGGATAATATTTCTGCAGAGTTGACAAAATATGCTGCTAATACAATGTTAGCAACTAGAATCAGTTTTATGAATGAATTAGCAAATCTATGTTCTAAAGTTGATGGTAATATTGATAATGTTCGTTTAGGTATTGGAAGTGATTCAAGGATAGGATTGCCGTTTTTATATTCAGGTATCGGCTATGGTGGATCCTGTTTCCCAAAGGATGTCAAGGAACTTATTAATTTTGGGAATAAAAATGGAATCGATATGAGTATAGCCAAGGCAGTTGAGGATATAAACTATAACCAAAAAAGAATACTATTGAAAATGATAAAAGACAGATTTGGGAATGATTTAAGCAATAAGACCTTTGCTATTTGGGGGTTATCATTTAATCCACAAACAGATGACATACGGGAATCTCCATCATTAGTTATAATTCAAGGTTTACTTGATATTGGAGCTTCTATACAAGTATATGATCCAGAAGCCATGGAAAACACCAAACAAATATTTGGAAATTCTGTAAAATACATATATAATATGTATGATGTATGTAAAGATTGTAATTGCTTGTTATTGCTTACAGCTTGGAAACAATTTAGGCAACCAGATTTTTCTCTTATTAAAAACAATTTAAAAGAACCAATTATTTTTGATGGCAGGAATCAATATAAATTAGAAGATATGAATGAACTTAGTTTTGAATATCATAGCATAGGACGATAATGTGAAAAAGAAATTTGTAAAGAAAAATGCTTTATTGGAAATCGAAGATAATGAAGAGTGGAGAGAACATTGGAAGGGGATGCCAGAATTTTCCCATAAGGATATTACTCCATATTTTTCCATAAAGATACATTTCAATACGAAAGAAAGCATAAAGCAATTTTCAGAATTGGTTGGGCAAAATATTACTGAAAATACCAACTCTATTTGGTATCCAAAACAGAAAATCACCCATGTTGCAAATAAAAGATATATAGATGAATCAGAAGTATAAACCAAAGTATCCGATTTATATTATCTCTAAAGGAAGGGCTGATACTGGATTAACATATAAATTCTTGGAGGAAATGAACCAACCTTATCATATAGTCATAGAGAAACAGGAATATAAACAATATAGGAAATATATAGATAAAGAAAAAATATTAGTATTACCTTTTAGCAATTTAGGACAAGGTGGGATTCCAGCAAGAAATTGGGTATGGGAACATGCAATTGCTACTGGGTCTTTTCGTCATTGGATTATGGATGATAATATAGATGGATTTTGGCGATCAAATCATAATAGAAGGGTAAGGGTAAGGACACCGGCATTATTCAGATGCCATGAGGATTTTATAGATAGATATGAAAATGTTGCTATGTCTGGACTTAATTATTATATGTTTTGTCCGGATAAAGTTATAAAACCACCATACGAATTGAATACAAGGATTTATTCATGTATTCTTTTACGAAATGATCTTCCTTATCGATGGAGAGGAAGATATAATGAAGACACTGATTTATCAATTAGAATATTAAAAGATGGTTGGTGTACTATATTATTCATGGCAATGCTAGCTAAGAAAATGCCTACCATGACTATGAAAGGTGGGAATACAGAAGATTTATATGAAATAGAAAATGGAAGATTATTAATGGCTCAGTCACTTGAAGAACAGCATCCAGATATAGTTACTATTACTAGGAAATGGGATAGATGGCAACATCAAGTTGATTATTCTAAATTCAAAAATAATAAATTGATATTAAAGAAAGATGTAAAAATTCCAGATGGCATAAATAACTATGGAATGAGATTAATCAAATGGGATAAGGAGAAAAATTGTGCTATTAGATGAAGATAGAAATAAATCATTTGAAAATTTTTTAATTAGGTGTAGTAAATATCGCAATATAAATGTGGATTTAATTAGAAATATTTTTAATACTACAATAAAATATTTGTTTGCTAATAAAGAAAAAAGACAAGAATTAAAACTAAACCAAAATCTTGAAAATAGATGGTATAAAGAATTAGATACTGGTAATATAGATTATTCTGTTTATGATACAGATGAATATATAGCGGAGCTTTGGGCTTGTTGGATAGTATATTCAAAAAAATATTTACTTTCGATTCAAAAGGAATCATCATTCCCACCGTATGGGATAGTTAATAATTTTGGAAAAGTTAAAAAAATAGTTGATTTGGGATGTGGTTTTGGCTATACTACGTTAGCATTAAAACAAATATTCCCTAATGCGGAAGTTTATGGAACTAACATAGAAAATACAATACAAATTAAATTTGCTAAACAACTTGGTAAAGAAAATAATTTTAATATAGTTAGTAATATTAAAGAGATAAAAGGTAAAACCGATCTAGTATTTGCTAGTGAATATTTTGAACATATTTTAGAACCAATTAAGGATTTACATAAAATAGTCAAATATTTAGAACCAAGAAATTTTCTTATTGCTAATGCTTTTGGAACAAGAGCTATAGGACATTTTATAAATTATTTATATAATGAGAATGAAATAGACGGGGAATTAATTTCTAGATTATTTAATAAGGAACTAAAAGAATTTGGATATGAAAAAGTAAAAACAAAACTATGGAATAATAGACCAGCATACTATAAACTAAAGGAGAAATAATGCAACTAAACAAAAACGAATTCTTATCCGCAATGAAAAAGGCAATGCCTGGCGTCGAAAGTTCCAATACCATCCTGCAAGGTGCGGATACTTATATTTTTCATAACGGGTATATCTATACCTATAATGACGCCATCAGCGTATCTGTACATTTTCCAATCACCAATAAAGCTGGCGAGAATATTTCAGCAGCCATCAAGGCAAAGGATTTTTATGATCTGATTTCCCGCTATGAAGGCGATTCACTTACCATCATTCCTAAAAATGATATGTGGATCATCAAGTCAGAAAACGCTAGGGCAGAAATTACGTTACTAGAAAATAATCTCATCGAGCGAATCGAAGGCATAAAGATCGATCCTAAGCAATTCAAGAAAATTCCTGATAGGTTCATGGAAGGAATGGCAATATGCAATTTTTCTTCTAAGTCACAATTATCAGGATTATTCTGCTCAGATCAGGTTATGGTATCTGCTGATGAGCTGAAGATTAATTGGTATGGATTGAATGATGCTTTTACTACTAGTTTCTGGATTACCAATGATGCCGTTAATAACCTATTGAAGTTAAATGAAATTACCAAATACCATGTATCTGATTCATGGGTTCATTTTATGACTAAGGATAAAACCATTTTTTCCTGCAAGCGATTAGTCCAGGATAAGTACCCGTTTGATAAAATAAATGAGTTGGTTGATAGTCATAAAAAGGTAAAAGAAGATATTTCAAATGAATTGCCAAATAAGCTGATTGACGCGGTGAATAGGGCGGCGGCGCTAAGCACCAATATTGAAAGTTTCGATACAGTGAAATTGACATTCACCCCAGAGATGATAGAAGTATTTGCGCAAAGGCCAAGTGGCAAGTATACAGAAAATGTTCCATGGGAAAAGCCATTTAAGAAGGAATTTGATCCAATCAGCATTTTCGTTGATTACCAAATGATAGAGAATGGGATAAAATATAGTAAGAGCTTTTATTTACATAATACTTTGGTAAATGAAAAAAATAGGACCAGAGTTATTTTCGTATCAGAGTTTGGAATCCAGCTTATTTCTACTTTTGATGGAGGAGAATAAAAATGAAATGTTGGAAATGCGGAATAAATGAATTGAATACAGGAGATGGCGATGGAATTTGTTTATCTTGTAAAAACAAATTAAATCCAAACTACATAAAGCCTATTTATTATCAATCAGGATGGATATGTCCTAAATGTGGTTCGGTATATGGACCAGGACAAAATGAATGTATAAGATGTAATCCGCCAATTATTCCACAGGTTACTTGCTAATAAATGAATAATTTTATCCATCTACATTGCCACAATGAATATTCTCTCCTTGATGGATTCGGAACATCTAGTAATTACGCAAAAAAGATTATAGAAAATAATCAATTAGGCATGGCACTGACAAATCACGCTAATGTAGATGGCAATATAAAATTTCAAAATGAGTTTATCAAAAATAATTTAATCCCTATTCATGGCGTAGAATTTTATATAGTTAATAATATTTCAGAGCATCCAAAAGGTGAGAAGCGAAGTCATTTACTGGCATTAGTAAAAAATGAAATTGGCTGGACAAATATTTTACAAATGCTTACTATTGCTAATTTAGACGGGCAATATTATCGCCCTCGCATTTCTCCAGAAATATTATTAGAGCATTGCGAAGGGCTAATTATTTCAACTGCTTGTTCTTCATCATTTATAAAAGAAAAATGGGGAAGGAAACTATTAAAGGATTTATACAATAAAATTGGGAATGATTTATATACAGAAGTAATGCCTTTCAATATGCAAGATCAAATAGAAGTAAATGAATTATCAATTAAATATGCAAATGCTTTAGGATTAAAAACAATAGCCACTAACGATTGCCACTATATCAATAAAGACGACGCGCAAGCCCAAGAAGTATTATTAGCTATTCAAACAAAAAAACGATGGAATGATTCTGACAGATGGAAGTTTCAAGTTGACGGATTATATGCAAAAAATTATGATGAAATGTTTTTAGCATTTAAGAAGCAAAAGCAATTTAATAATAAGCAAATAGAAGAGTATTTGGATAATACTTTAGAAGTATTTGAGAAGTGCAAGGATTTTCGTATTCCAGAAAGAAAAGTTGCTTTGCCAAAAACACCAGAACTAAAAGAATATAATGGTACGGCAGAAGAATTATTATGGGAAAAATGTTTAGTAGGATTTGAAAAAATAACGGAAAATAAATCAGTATATAAAAAACGCCTTAACGATGAAATGAAGTTAATAGTTAGTCAAGGATTTTGTGAATATTTTCTAATTGTTGAAGAAGTGATTAGATGGTGCAAAGAAAATAATATAATGACAGGGCCAGGGCGAGGAAGCGCGGGTGGTTCATTAGTTTGCTATTTATTAGATATTACTAAAATTGATCCAATTAGATTTGATTTATTATTCTCGCGCTTTATTTCTCCTGATCGTATAGACCTTCCTGATATTGATAATGACTTCCAAGATAATAAGAGGCAATTGGTTATAGAACATTTCAAGGAAATATATGGCGAAAATCACGTTGCTTGCGTTTCTACTTTTATGTCGATGAAAGGCAAAGGCGCTTTACGAGATGTTTCAAGGGTATTTGATATTCCATTAAATGAGGTAAATGAAGCATCTAAAAATATAGATGAAGGTGAGGATGAAGATTCAGAAAGTGAAAGTATTATTGGTCAATTAAACAATACTTCTGATGGGAAATTATTCATAAAAAAATATCCTACTGTCTATAAAATGGCATCTAAACTTGAAAATCAGATTCGCGGGAAAGGAATGCACGCCGCCGCAGTAGTAATTTCAAAAGACAATCTAAGGAATGGTGACAAGGTATATTTACAGAAAACTCCGAATAAGAATAAAAATGATATAGTAGTAAATTGGGATAAATATGATATTGAATATGAAGGTTTGATGAAGTTAGATATTCTAGGGATAAACGCGCTAACAGTATTGAATGAAGCTAGGGAACTGATAAAAATAAATACTGGGGAAGATATTGTATATGAGGATATTGATTTGAACGATCCTAAAATATTCAAAGAATTTTCAAAAGGTAATAATGATGGAGTTTTTCAATTTGGTACTTATGGACTAAAAAAACTTTGTAAGGAAATGGGAATAGAAACATTTATGCATTTATCAGATGCCAATGCATTGTGTAGACCTGGAACCGCCCATTCAGGATTAACCGATTTATATATTCAAAGAAAGCATGGACAAAAAATACCTAAGCAAGATTCGATAATTGAAAAAATAACTAAGAATACATTTGGAATTATTTTATATCAAGAGCAACTAATGCAGATAGTAAACGAAGTGGCAGGGCTTGATTGGAAAATAGCAGATAAAGTTAGAAAGGTTGTAGCAAAAAGTAAAGGAAGTGAAGAGTTTCTAAAATTCAAAAAGACATTTGCAAGCGGTTGCGTAAAGAATAATACATTAAGTAAAATAGAAGCCGAAAAATTATGGGATGAATTGGCGGCATTTGGTTCATACTCGTTCAATAAATCACATTCTGTTGCTTATTCTGTAATTTCGTACTGGGATATGTTCATTAAATTATATTACCCTACAGAGTTTATTTGCGCTTCATTAACTTGTGGAAGTAAAACTGGCAAGCAAAGTTTAATTGAAGATGCTTTGAAAAAAGATATTGATATTAGACCGCCTAAAATTGGAAAATCAGATAGCCACAAATGGATAGTAAAAAATGATGTTATGTATTGTCCATTTATTGAGGTAAAAGGATTTGGCGATGGATCGGCTAAGGAGGCAATGAATAAGAAAAATAAAGTTTCTACTAATCAAGGATTTTTTGATTTAGGAGAAAATATTGGCAATGGCAAGAAAACAAAAGTTGAACAAATATTATCAGATATAGATGCATATAAAGATGTTACGATTACTTCAAGCCAAGATAACAAGATAAAAGATTATTTTGATTTTAGATTCAAATTAGTGGAAAGGAGTAGATATGATTGAATTAGAATTTAGATTGATTTATCAACATGAAGAAACTGGGTATATTCAAGAACGATATATTTTATTAGGGGAGTTAATTCCAGAAATTGCTAGATATAGGTTAGTCACAAAAAATCAATATATTGGATATCATGATAAAAATGGTAAAAAACTTTATTTAGGTGATATATTAAAAGTCCCATATGGATGGTCAGGCGATTATGAAGAAAAAGAACATTTAGCAGAAATATTTAATGATGATGAAGATGGTATAGGGTTTTACTATTCAAGACCTGATGATGTTTCTATACGAGATTGCGAAAAAGTAGGAGATATTTATAATAATCCAACTATGATTGAATATGAAAATGCAATGAAAGAATTGAATAAACAATACCCGACCAAAAAATGAACTATCTAAAAATAACTAAAGAGCAAGCCTATTATCTAGGCATTACCATGTGGGGATTCTTGTATTTGTTCCCTGAAATTGATTATAAATGGGAATTGCCTAAAAGATTATACGCCATTATTAAGCAATTATATTATTGGTGCCCATGTTGCGCAGTATATAATTTGCATGATGGAACTAGGAATTGCCCTGGATGCCCATTAGAAAACAATTGCATCGAAGGCGAGCATTTATATAAAACTTGGTCAGAGACAAATAATATAAAAGTAAGAAAACAATATGCTAAAAAGATATTAGATAGAATAATCAAAGGAGGATATTAAATGAATGCAAAACTACTATCATATAATATAAATAGAATATGTGATATTTGCGATAATAAAAACGAAAAAGTAACTGCGCATATTCAAGACGTAATTGGAAATATTCATGTATTTTGTATTGAGTGCTTAAATAAAATAGTTTTAGAATCTCCAAGTAAAGTTGAAATAGAAAAATGATTGATAAATTAAAAATTGAAAAACGATGTATTAAGATACGAGGAAAAGAATGGTGTTTGAAAAAATTAGCCGAGGAATGTTCAGAATTAAGCGCTGCTATATTGCAATATTTAACCAAAGAAGCATCTGAAATAAACATATTGAAAGAAAGTGCTGATGTAGAAATAGCCATAAGGATAATAAAATTGATATATAACAATAGTTTAATAGAGTATAAAGAAAAGAAATATTTAAGGATTGATAAAAAATGTTCAGAGTTGGAAAATGCTGATTCCTGATTATATTGAAGAGTCTATCTTATGGGCAGAAAATTGCATAAAGCAGAATCGGTGAGGAAAAGGCGAGATAAAACATTTGAAAAACCTGTTGGAACTGATAAAAATATTTACAGAAAATGAAGTAAAAAATATGAAAAATAATGTATAATATAGATAAGGAGAAAAATATGGATGACGATATTGTTCCTTTTTGGGATGATGAAGAAATGTATAATAGAAATGAAGTATTAGGCGATGATGAGTCAATAGATTATGGTGAATCTGATTATGATATTGATCCATATATGGGAGATCATTAATTGTCTAATTTATATGTCAAATACAGACCAGAATCATTCGAGGATATGGTGGGCAATGAAGCCCAGATAAAGGCATTGCAAAACTCATTAAAGAAGAAAAACCATTCCCATACATTTTTATTCAGCGGGCCAAAAGGTTGTGGAAAAACTTCATCGGCTAGAATATTGGCAACGATGCTTGATGCTACAAGTTGGGACGTACAGGAAATAAATTGTGCTAATCTAAGGACTATTGACGATGCTCGCGCTATTGAATCATCCATTAGAACAATGCCTAATGGAAAGAATCGCGTTATTATCATGGATGAGGCCCATCAGCTTACAGGGGCAGCACAATCAGTTTTATTGAAGCCATTAGAAGAACCACCCGAGTTCTGTTATTTTGTTTTATGCACTACCGACCCTAACAAGTTATTGAAAACAATCCGATCTCGCTGCACTGAAGTAAAGTTTACTTCATTGCCAATTGACAGCATTAAGGAAATTATCAATAGGGTCTGCAAGTTAGAAAAGATAAAACTATCAGAAGATACAATTGAAAGCATTGCAGAAAAATGCGAAGGAAGTCCTAGAAATGCTTTGGTAATACTAGAGCAAATATCGAATGCTGATGATGAAAAGGATATTGAGAAAATACTTGATTCAAAAGGTTCTGAGGATGATATTGAAATAATAGAATTAGCAAGGGCATTACTTAATAAAAAGCCATGGGATACGATAAAAGGCATTTTATCTAAACTCAAGGAAAATGGGAAATTAGATGATGCCGAGACAGTTAGATATATTGTTCTAGGATATATGTCAGCGGTATTATTAAAATCAAATAATAAGCAGGCCGCAATAACAATGGAAGCATTTATTGAACCTACATATAATAGCGGAAAGTTTGGAATTATTTTAGATTGTTTCAACGCTATTTGCTAAAAATTATTAAAGATGATGTATAATATAGATGAGGAGGAAATATGAAAATATATTTGATTGCAGAATGTAATAGACATACTTGCGGTCATGGGGAATCTTGTGAAACTTGGGAATTAACTGAACAAGAAGCATATAATCCAAAACCATTTCCTGCTTTTCTATCTAAAGAAAAAGCTATTAAATATTATAAAGAATGCAAAATCAAACAAAACCCTAATATGAAAGATTATTATGAAAGAGATTCCCCTGATATTTTAGTATTGGATGTAATCGAGTAAATAATCTATTCGTATGAATAGATAATAATATTTTTAGGAGAATTTTATGGCATCTGTACGCGATCTTGTAGAGAATGGTTTTGATGAGGGGCTTGTCAAGCAGGCGGTTGATGCGGCCGGTTTCGAGCGCAAGCGCGGGCGTGGTGGGCTGAATCTTGATGCGAAGGGCGTTACTAAGGTAGTCAAGGCTTATAACGCTTTGCTTGCCAAGCTTACTGCTAAGGCTTCCAAGTTTAATCCTGATAAACTTGACTATGGAACTGATGAAGATGAAGCCCCTGCCCCGAAGGCTAAGGCCGAGAAGAAGACCGCGCCCAAGGCTAAGGCCCCTGCAAAAGCTCCGAAGGCAAAGGCAAAGCCAGTAGATGAGGATGAAGACGAGGATGACGAGATTGAAGACCCGGTAGATGATGACGATGATGTTGAGGAAGCCGATACGGATGATGATGATGAGTAAATAAAAGAATGTAAAAATAATGTAAAAATATCTTTTTTTAAAAACAATATGAAAATATTCTATATATCTATTATTAAAAAATATAACTGACCTAAAATATATAATGAAAAAGATAGGATTCATATTTTTATATTCAATTTATTTATTACTTATTTCAAGAAAGAAGAATAAATGATTGTTTTAATTCCATTTTTAATTTTTATCATCATCGATATTATTGTAGAAAAAATTAAAGAAAACAAAAGACAAAAGCAAATAGAATTATTTTTTGAATCTATAGTTAAATATTATAATAACAATCCTAATTACTTAGTAAAATTAGAATATAAATAAGGAGAAAATGGAAACATATTGGGATGCTTTTATTCATGAATACACAAAAGAATATTTAGATAAACTAGATTTAAGTATTATATTACAAGCTTTTTGGGAATATTGTAGAACCGATATTAACAGATCAACTAACGATTCTATTATTATATCTAATAAAATATTAAAAGGAGAATGAATGGGTAGAATTTTTGAAGAGGATATCAAGTTCAATAAATACCAGCTTGACGAGGTTTGCGAGAAGCACGCAAGTACCTATTGGTATTGGGCGAATAAACTTGCAGAAGCCAAGAATGCTTTAGGTGATTCCGAGGACAAGTTCAAGCTTACCTCTGCACAGCGAGAAATGTTTATCAGGCAGCATTGGGACGAGTCATGGGGCAAGCAGACAGAGGCAGGAGTTAAGGCGCAACTAGAAAGCGATTCTGATTATATTTCTGCCAAGGAAGAAATCAGGAATAACCAACATGAAGTAAATACCTTGATTGCCGGAGTATCTGCAATGGAACATCGCAAGGGAATGATTGACAATGAAGTAAAATTGCTAATTGGTGGATTTTATGCAACACCAACAGGAGGGAAAAAGGAAGGCGGAACGGAACAGGCGGAACGTGAAGTCAGAAGCAAGCTAAAGAAGAAGGTATAAAATGCCAATCAAAGATGATACTCCTAATGTGATTCAAGTTTCATTTAGACGTAAATTCAACATGGGGAATTTTGAGACAGAAGATATTGAATTTGTTGCCACCGTTGCTAATGGGCAAGACCCTGCAAAAGTATTATCTGCCCTTGATGCCGCTACGGTAAAGTATAGAAAATATCAAATGTCAGATAAGGGAAAGTAAAATGTATCCCCAATTTTGGTGTAATAAATGTGGTAAATATCACGATTCAGTAACTATTTGTCCTGATGAGCAAGGTAAAATTATTTTTAGTCCTATGGATCAAATTAAAAAAGATAGGAATGATTTAGCTACTAAAAAGGAAATTGATTTTTTCTGTAACCCACACAATTTTGGAAGATAAGGAGAAACATGAAAAAGAGTAATTCGCTAAAGGATCGGCTAAAGAAGTCGTATGAGTCAAAGGATCGCGGGGCAGGCACTAGGCCATCTGCAATGAATTGGAAGCTTGTGGAGGATATTAAGTTTTATAAGCCCAAGGAAGGCAAGAATAAGATTGATATTATCCCCTATGTAATCAAAACGAAAAATGATCCTCTTGTTAAGACTGGCGATGCAAAAGTTGGCGATCAGTCTTATATGCTTGATCTTTGGATTCATTCAAACATCGGCCCAACGCAAGCCCAAATTATTTGCAATAAAGAAAATTTCAATAAGCCTTGCCCGATTTGCGAACAGCGTCAACAATTTTATAATGAAGGTAAAAAGAATGAAGCTGGTGCATTAAAAGCAAAGCGTCAATGTTTTTACAATGTTAGGGAATATGAAAAAGTTGTAAAGGATAAAAAGGAAACTTGGGCTCCTTCTGATGAAATTACAATTTTTAATATTTCTCATTTCTTATTTGAAAAGGAATTGATAGAGGAAGCCAAGGCGAGCTCTGATGATGGCGGAATAATTGATTTCGTCGATATTGATGAAGGAAAATCAATTATTTTTAGGGCGGCAAAAACTGAATCCGTTATTAATGAAAAATCAGTTAATTTCCTAGAATATAAATCTTTTAGTTTTGTCGATAGAAAAAATGCTATTGATGAATCATGGTTAGAGAAAGCAGTTAGTTTTGATGAATTAATGATTTTAAATACTTATGATGAAGCTAAGAAAATATTATTTGGTGATGAAGATGATGATTCTGATAATGATGATGAAGAAGATGATGAAGATGAAAAGCCGGTAAAAAGTAAAACTAAAAAACCAATGATTGAAGATTCTGATAATGATGATGAAGATTCTGATGATGATACCAATGATAACGAGGATGAAGATTCTGATGATGAAGAGGATGAAGATTCTGATGATGAAGAGGATGATGATGAACCAACACCAAAGGCTAAGGCAAAGCCAATAGCTAAGAAAGTTACAATTGGCAAACCTGTTACTGTTTTAAAATGTCCTCACAAGCATAAATTTGGAATTGATTGTGAAAAGAAAGAGGAATGTGATGATTGTGATGATTGGGCTGATTGCAAGAAGGAAAACAGAAAACTAAAGGCAAAGTAACAATCTGCCCGGAAGGTATGGTAAGAAACATTACTATATACAAAAATATAGACCTTCCGGGTTTTTTAAGGAGAAAATAATTGAACATAAATACCGGGGAAATAATAGATAATGTTGAATATATGAGATTATTAAAAAAAGATAATTTTGTAGAAATAGATAGTGACGAAATGACTAATAAACAAAAAGAAAAAAAGCAAGTTTCGTTAAAAGATCATACTTCAAGACTCGGCAAAAAATTAACAAACATTAGATCAATAAAAGGTTTAACTAAAAATCAATTACGCAATTTAAAGAAGAAAGGTTTTATTAGATAAACAAAGGAGAAAATAATGGGATTAAAAGAAGATATTGAATATTTATTAAATTCATATTCAAGAAATAATAACAGTATTACACCTGATTTTATTTTAGCGGATTATATTGAAAATTCTTTACAAGCTTTTGAAAAAGCAACTAGACAAAGGGATATTTGGAATAAATCGTTTAAGGAAAATAATGAATAAAGAAACTACAAATATAGAAAAAACTATATTAACTAAAAAAGTTAAAAAACTTTCTCCTAATAGATATTTAACAGGTTCTGAATTACTGGATATTCAAGTTGGTGGCGGCGAAGGGGCTGGATATCCATTAGGCAAAATAATAAATCTGGTCGGGGATAAAAGTTCAGGAAAGACATTTTTAGCTTGTGAAATAGTGGCATCAGCACATTATCGATATTTAGATAAATTAAAATGGATATATGATGATTGTGAATCAGGATTTTCTTTCAATACCAAAAAATTATATGGTTTTGAAATAATGCCTTTAGATAATTCTAAAAGGACAAAATCAAAAACAGTTGAAGATTTGTATTGTAATGTTAGAATTTTTTTAGAATCATTAAAGGATAATGAGTTTGGTATTTATGTAATTGACTCGTTGGATGGTCTTGATAGTATTGAAGGAAAAAAGATAGCAGATCAACAATATAAAAGATTTATTGAAGAATTAAAAAAGAAAAATAAAAAAGTAACGCAACAAGATAAGGAAAAAATAGAGAAAAAGGTTGCCGGATCTTATCGAATGGGGAAACCAAAATATCTATCAAATACTTTTTTCCCACAATTAACAGATTTAACAGAAAGGAAAAATGCCTTAGTAGTTGTTATTTCTCAAATTAGATACAATATTACTCCAGGTAGTTTTGAAAAATATACTCGATCTGGTGGAAAGGCAATGGATTTTTATGCTCATACTGTTTTGTGGCTTGCCAATATAAATAAAATATTAAATAAAGGAATACCTATTGGCATTACGGTAAAGGCTAAAAACACTAAATCAAAAACACCTAGACCTTATAGAAGTTGTTTTATCAAGTTATATTTTGAATACGGTCTTGATGATATTACTACCAATATTGATTATCTCTATGATTTTTTGACTCCACAAGGAAAGCTAGTAAAGAATCCTCGCGGAAATTGGGATGATAAGTCAATGTCTAGGAATGAGCTTGTAAAATATATTGAAGAAAATAATGTATCAAAAGAACTAAAGAAAAAGGTAAAGGATAAATGGGAAGAGATAGAGAACAGCGTCAAGCTAAATAGGAAGCCAAAATATGAAAATTAAAAGACGTAAATATGCTAGATGGTCAAATGGAATTGGATTAGTTTTGCCCACAATTATGGTTTATGGATTTGGTAAATTACTAGGAACTAAATACAATAATTTAGAATATATTTGGTGGATTACTATTTCAGTATTAATTTTAATATATCTATGTATTCAATTTGAGATTACTAATGACTAAAAAAGTAGAAAGCCTCATCAAGGATTTAGGACTGACAAAAGCACAATTATATTCAGTATGGAAGGAATATAATCTATTGTCAAGTGAAGTCGGCAAGGCAAATGCCATTAGCGAAATGATATTATCTGTTGAAGGAATAAATTATGATGCGTTTAAATATTTTATAGTATTAGGATTTGAAAGTATAAACAAAGAATATTTCAAGGAGATAGAAAATGAAAAATAATTACGTTCATAGATTCTCATTTTATTTAAGACCAATTTACAAATTAACCGTTTTTATTCAATGGGTATTATGGAAAAATAATATTCATTGGCATAATTCTATTTTCAATGAATGTACTCCTGATTTTTCTTGCTGTATTAATAAATATCCAGTAGGAAGTAATGAACGATTTATTTTAGGACAAATTGCTAATGGGGCTATGCATAAAGAACCAATTATTCATATTAATTTACCATTAGATAAAATTGAATAAACCTAAAAAACCTCCTAAGCTAAAAACATTAAAAAATAAGCTAGACAAAACTTTCAATCTATATATTCGCCTGCGTGATAAAAAATGTATATTATCTAAAAAGAAAGATCATCTGCAATGTTCGCATTATTATGATTATATGCAAACGCCTAGTCTAAGATGGGATGAGCGGAATGCCCATGCGATGACAAACAGAATCCATTATAAGCATCATCATGGCAAGGCGGCTGATTATGCCCATTTTATGTATGAAAAATATGGAATGGAGAAGATGCATCAATTATATTTAGACAACAAAAAGCCATTTATTGCCACTAGAGAATTTTATATAGAAAAGATTAGATACTTCCAAAACAAAATAGATAGATTAAAACGATAAAAAATTATAGATATAATGATCGATTAAGGTTAAAACTACTTAACATTTATATAGTAGTTTTAATCTTTTTTATATAAAATCGGCTAAATAATTGTTTTTAATCCTTTACAAAAACTATTTATATGATATAATGTTATTAAGGTTGATTGATAGGAGGAAGATATGATTATTAGTAGGGAAATGAGAGAAAAGGCCGAAAAGATTGCCAATATGGATTTTTCTGAAAAGAAGCAAGATAATAGCTGGTACGGGAAAAGACTTAGGGCTGAGATTCGTCAAGCAGAAGCCGATCATGCTGAGTCTCGGGCCATGAATGATTATTTAGAAAATGAATAACATGCAAAAACTGATAGCAGATATCCGAGCCGCCGCGCATAATATCCCGAATGGCACTTTCCCATCCGTGTTCCGCAGAATAAAATGTTCGTCGTCATATTGATGTTGCGTCATTTCCAAAAAAACATAGCCCCAGACTCCGGATGGCCGGGGCGATTAGAGTCGCTTATCGCCGAATTCCCCGAGCTTCCGATCAGTTGGATGGGTTTTCCAGAAAAATGGAAGGAACATATCCTTTGGCGATAAATAAATCCGAGCTTTCCCGAAAACTTTTCCAACTCCCCTCAGAAGGGCGGTCGTTAACAAGTCAAATCCCTGTAAAGCTCCCAGCGATCAGGAACCTCCAGTGTAGCCGAGCGCAGGATGAAGTGGATGAAAAAAGGAATGAAATAATTAGGGGAATTGAGGTAGAGCTGAATGTCATATTATCTCTAGAAAATCTATTCTTGATCCATTGGATTTTATGCTAAAATTAAATTCATAAGGCTATTATGTCTTTTTGTATTATCTTTTTCTAGAGAGGGGAGTGCCATGAAATTCAAGTTTAGTAGTTTAGGTCCTCTAGATGAGGCTGAAGTAGATTTAGCAAAGCTGACAATAATTTGTGGAAAGAATAATACAGGTAAAACTTATGTTTCATATACAATTTATGGCTTTTTCGCTAATTGGTATCGAATTGCAAATATAAAGGTTAACACAGCCGACTTTCGTCGACTTCTAGAACAAGGAAGTATTGGAATTGATTTAGAAGATAAAGTTGCCAATAAATGGATGGATTCAAAAGAAAAATTCGAGATGCGTTGGCAAGAATCTCTTCCAGATATTCTTGCCGCCCCTCCAGCGCGTTTTACTAATACAAAACTAACATTTGATTTTAGTCTTGACTCGGCCTGGATTGAACGTCCATATACAAAAGAATTTATGAGTGAAAGTGGTAAAGTAATACTATCAGCAAATAAACCAGCCAATTGCAAAACAATGGAGCTCGTAGCAATAAAGGATGAAACCGACGATCGTAGTCCTAGATTTATTTTAGAAAGCATGGTTTCTCAAACCCTAATGGAGGCAGTTTTTTCACCTTACATTCCGAATGTATTTATGGTTAGCTCTGAAAGAACGGGGGCGGTTACATTTAAAGAAGAATTGAATCTTACAAAAAATAGACTAGTTAGTTTTTTATCTAAAACCGATGTGGGGAAAGAATCATTCAATATGGAAGGTCTCTTTAATGCAGTATATAAACATGGATATCCTATTCCCGTAGAGCATAATGTAATCTATGTTAATCGTTTTGCATCTCTTGAAAGTCGAAGTGGTTCGTTAATAATTGAAAGACCAGATATTCTTGAATACTTTGAATCGATTACCGGAGGTCGATATGAGACAAATAAAGATGGAGTAACACATTTCGTACCAATTGGTACAAAAGTCAAGCTTCAGTTAAGTGAAGCATCAAGCTCTGCTCGTAGCTTAGTCCTATTATGGTATTGGTTAAATTTCGAGGCAACAAATGATTCTATACTAATTATTGATGAGCCTGAAATGAACCTTCACCCCGAGAATCAAAGAGCTTTTGCACGATTTATTGCTCTATTAACTAATGCTGGTGTTTCAGTATTCATTACGACACATAGTGATACTATTGTAAGGGAAATTAATACCCTCCTTATGTTATCAAGAAATTCAAGTCATTTCAGGGAAATAATGGATAAATATAATTATAAGAAAGAAGAGCTTCTATCCTTATCAGATGTAAGGTTATATGTCGCGAATGGCAAGCAACGCACTTTATTAAATCGGGTAAAAAAAGGTTCAAAGGCTTGCTTGATAGAAATTAAGCCGACAGAGTCCATGGGACTTACTGCAGATATTTTCGATGAAACAATCGAAACTATGTCATCAATCCAAGATGCCATTCGATACGGAGCCGAATAGATGCCACAATTAAATCCTACAGATCTTGAAAACATACTAGAAAAATGTATTATCAGTAAACCTAAAGGTGGCATATTGGTTGTTAAATCATAAATATATTTATATAGGTAATGGTTCTCCAATGATGGAATCTTTTAAAAGACATATTACAAAAGAAATAATTAAACATGAATAACATGAAAAAACTAAATCCTGATATCCATTACGTAAATAAATCTAAAACAAAACACTATTACAATAATTTAATTATGACTAATGATGAATGGTCAAAATATATCCATGGGGAATTTATCCAAGGGTATAAACAAATATATGCGAATGACAAACATAAAAAAGCTACAAAATTATGTGAGCGATGGTATAATCAAGACGATCATAAAACGGCAATTGCAAAACATTGCCCGAATGCTCCGATATATAAAAACGATCTTTACCCAATGTTTGTTTGCGGATTTTGCGCTAGGGCAATTTCTAAAATAAACCCTAATGCAAGTTTTTCTAAGATAAAGGAGAAAGACAAATGATCGAATGGATTAAGGAAAGAATTGAACAAGCTGAAAATAATCTAAAATATGCCGAAACAGAAAGCGAAAAAGCATATGTTCATGGACAATTATATGAATTAAAAGATATTTTAGAAGCGTTGAAATCTCAGTAAACAGGGTGAAACATTTTATACTGAATAGCGGGAAATAAGGAGGAATGAAAATGTACGATCTTATTTATGGTGACTCTGAAATTGAAACTGAAGTAAGGGAAATGTTTAAGGATTATCCAAAACTAAAAATAGAAGATGCCCAAGATGAAGTACACGAAGAAAGGTTTTCTATAGAACTTGAAATCGAGGATAAGGACTATTACAAACAAATGATGATTCATGGGTTACATGGGTTTTCATTATCAATGGGATTAATGGCTGGAGATGAGGATAAAAAGAAATTAATAAAAGAATTAATTACAGAATTGAGAATAAGCAATCCTGAAATATTCGTAAAATGAAACTAGAAAAGCCTACTGAATTGCATGGAATAAGGAGGAATGAAAATGAAAAAGAAAACCAAGGTAATTTATTCTGGATTAGTAAGAAAAGATATAGAAGGACAATGGGATGATGTTGCTAGGGGTATTTGGATTGGTGAAGATTGTTTAGGTGAAACTACTGCCGATTTTCTTTGGTATGATTATAAAGGGAAGAATATAAAAATAACTATTGAAGAATTGGATTAAAATGAAGCTAGAAAAAGTTTGCATTATAGTGAGGTATATATGAAAGAAAAATACCGAATGGTAGGAACTAAAATAACTTCAATTAGAAAAGGATATGAATGTCAAGGAATAATCGTAGCTTCATTTGTAAATCATGATTATGAAATAAAACCAATAATAGGTTCTAAAATAAAAGATAATTTTATAGTACATATTGATGAAATTAAATGAAATTAGAAAAAGTCTATCAAAAATTGATTGATACTCTTTCGCCTACCATTGATTCTACAAAAAAGTATTGGGTAATAGCCGCATCCTTGGATCATCATAATAATATCATTTCGATAGGCGAAAATAGCTACCAGAAAACTCATCCCATGCAAAGTCGTTTAGCAATAAAAACAGGGAATAGAACAAAAGAATATCTACATGCTGAAATTGCTTCATTAGTAAAAAACAATAAAAAGCCTGAAAGTATTGTTATAATAAGAATGATAAATAACGGTAAAGTGAAAATGGCCAAACCGTGTCAAGTATGTATGCTAGCGATAAAAGAAGCAAAGATAAAGTATATTTATTATACAAATGATAATTCTGAAATTATTAAGGAGAAAATATGAAATTATTAAGATGTAATGATTGTAAAGATATTTTTTCTTTGTCATCAAGAGAAGAAAAAACTTGTTTTTGCGAAAGATCAAAAGGAAAATATTTAGATAGTTTAAATGCTGTTTATTCTGGACCTTGTACCCCATTAGGATTTGATAATATGAGTTTTAATCATGCAATAATGAACCAAAAAGAAAAAGGAAATGGAACAGAATTTAAAGCATTTATAATTCCCAAAAATTGCAGTACGTTTATTAAGGAGGATATATGAAAGTAGAAATTGAAATTGATGAAGATTTGATAAAAAGAACTATTATTGATTTATCTAAAAAACAAATAACTTCATATTTAAATGATTATACTGTTGAAAGGAATATAAGAAATAAAATTGATGAATATGGGAAAGATATAATTGAAGAAATAATTAAAGAAGAACTTAAAAATATTCCTGCAATACGGGAAGTTGTAAAATTAAAGCTTGAAAATAAAATAAGAATGCAATTAACTAAAATAATGAATGAGGTTGAATAATGAATAAGGAAACTATAAAAGAAAATTTAGGAAATTCTGGTTTAATTCTTATTGTGTTAGCAATATTGATTGGATCAGGAATTGGTTATGTAATTAACGATCAAGCAAAACCGGCTAGACCAGAAGCACAATGGATTTCTCCTAATGAAAAAATGCCTGAATTAGATAAAACTATTTTTGGTTTATATCGAGTCAAAAAACAGGGCAACAGCAAAATGATAGTAAATAGTTTTTATAAAGGAAACGATTGTGAAAAATATTTAGAAGCTGTTAACATAAAATGCACAAAAATGGATTGGGGAGTTGGAAAAACAGAATTGTATTGGGTATTTGATGAAACAGAAGATATCGCACTAGAAAATTTAGGTCCACCTATTAGATGGAGTGAATTACCAATTTTGCATGACAGAATATTGGAGTAATATCATGGGGCCAATTTTTAATTGTATGGGAAATAATAAGTTTAAAGAATATTGTAAAAAATGTATTAGATATCCTACAAATAAAAAAGATGAATTAAATGATAATTGGTTAAAGCATGAAAATATGATAAGTGTTAATGGCAAATGCAGAGCGTTTATTGAAAGATAATAAGGAGGAATCATGGTAACGCGCGAGCAGTATGACAACGCGGTAAAGATTAGGGATAATGGGTATAGGTGTAGCGATTTGGGGCCTAATGGGCTTTCTTGTTGTAAGAGTCAATGCTTTGACTCTATTTCTTTTAATTGTGGAAGCAGCTCCGAACCAAATGGACGCCGAAAACAAGTAGTCGATGACCGCATCTCCACCTACGAAACCGAGCATCCCGAGGATTTCGGCCCCGGCGAGGGGTGGCGATGGCTGAAACCTGAGGCAGATATCCTATGCAAAGGGGATGAGAACTATTTCAGATCGGTTGAGTTTAGGCCGATAAATCCAGAGTTATTCGGCCAGATTGTCAAGCTCCAAAATGGCTTCCGTCGCCGCATCTCAAAGCCTCGCATATACACCTATGAGGACGTAAACCTACCCGAGGTTCAAGCGTTAGTGGGGAAAATGGTTTATGTGTGCGATTGTTACCGAAAGATAAACGAAGAACCAGAAAACCAAGTAATATTGTATGAAATAAAGGTAGATAAATGGCACCCATTTATTGATAAATCGAGGAACTGGTGGCAATTCATCCGCGCGATTGATCCTATCCGCCTCACCCGTGCCGAGCTTATCGCCATAGCTGCCAAGGCTCGCGGCGTCAACCCTGAACAGATCGTAGTGGAGGATGAATCGAAATGATTTGTGAAACATGCGGAAACCTTATCGAGGATTGCGAATGTGAACGAGATGAAGATCAAGGTCCATTATCAGACGATATAGGAGAAACTGATTATGACGGGGATGGTATCTAGCCGCCCAGCGCTCAACCCTAGAGGCGGCGGAGAGATTTTGCAGAATTTGTCCGGTTCCGATAGATGATTGTCAATGCCCTACACGGTTCAACATCGAAACAGAATGCGATTATTACCAGGCCATCCTCGAACCGATCAAGGAGTAAATATGAAATTAACAAATGAACAGTCAAATCTAAAAGATAATATTCAAGAAGATTTAGTAAAAATAACTTATTTAGAGGAGAAAATAAAAGCAAATAAAAAACATATTAAAAATATTGTATCAAGGATAAATAATATTTTTACTGCATTGAATACTATAAGGGGCTATCTATGAAATGTATTTGCGGATATGATGAAAACGATGAATTTAGATGGTTTTCTCACCCTTCACATATAGAAAAGGATTTGCCAAAATTTAAAAGAATAGATGGAAGATTTTTTGTTGGTGATGAAAAAGAAATTGAACTTTTTATGTGCCCAAAATGTGGGACTATTCAAGGCAGATAGTTAATCATCTTTTAACTTCCTATAATAAAAATACTAACGCTATGAGGCTTTATACAAGAAAAGGTATAAAGCCTCATTTCTTTATAACAAACCCCTTAAAATCGTGTTTTGAAGCCATATCCACAAACCTTCAAGGACCATTATCGATCCCGTTATTCCCGCTATCCATATTAATGCTTTTTGTACCTTCAATGATTTCTGATAATTCTTGTTCAATGTCAAATATAATTTTTCCTGCTTCGTCGTTTCCAGTTGTAAGCTTTCGATATATTTCTGTTTCTCTTCTATATCTATCTTCAAGCTTTTTATAATCAAGCTCAAATCGTCTTGCACTTTCTGATTTGATTCTTTCAAGCTCGATAATTCTTTTTCTTTCAATTGCAATTCCATCGTTAAGCTTTCCAATAATATCGTTTGATTGCTTAATAGAGTTTTCATATTTGAAACTTTCAATTGAATACTTATCAGTTTCGATTTTGAAACAAGTATAGAATCCTCCGAAAAAAGTAATGAGTAAAACGATGATACCAATACTAATATATATAAGTATTTTTTTATCATTCAATTTTTATTCCTTTACTCATCGCAAATAATTTATATATTTCCCTTGTTCCTACCATTAATGACAAGGCTATAAACGGATAAAGAAAATCTACTTTATAAAAAAAGAATGCCGCAACAGTTATAATTACAAATAATCCTTTTACGCCTACAAATTTTTTTATTAAATCTAATATTCTCTTTTTCATTTTCTCTCCTTATAGTTTAATTAAATTATATGAATCTACAATATAACTTTCTTTCTTCATAAACGGATCAATATATTCATGTAGGAAATTGTTCATTAATTTAATTCCACCACCACGATTTTTCATATCTTCTTTTAAATAAGGGCCATATTTTTTTATCAAATTATCTTTATCATTTTTCTTCCAAAGGTTTCCCCATTTTTCATCTAAATCAGAATCATAAATACCTTTTTCTAATGTTAATGAATAATGAACGTGACGGCCACTTCCGCCAAAATTAGATACAGATAATCCATAATTTCCAGCAGGGCCTATTATAGAACCTTTATCAATAGGTAAACCATTTAATATTAAAGCTCTAGTATCAGGGAATAATTCTTCACGTAATAAATGCAATAATCTTAATTCAAACCCTTCACCGATTAATCTTAATATACTTACACCAGCACCATTATCATCAATCCATTTTGTTTTTATTACTTCACATGGATTATAGATAGGAAAATCTTTATATCGTTTTTCCTTATTAATAGGTAATGCTCTATCAATAGGATGACAACGAGGATTTCCTGGAAATGTTTTGTTATCAATTCCAAATGGGATTGTTATAGTTGATTCAGGGAAAAATAATTTAGGATCAATATAATTTAATATTTTCATTTTTTTAATATAGACATTACAAGTAAGAATAAATTAGGAACAGCAGATACAAGCGCCACTAGTATTAACGTTTTAGAATTGATATTCGTTTTAGTCATTTCAATTTCGTCTCCTTTTGCTTTAGTTTCACTTTCAATATGAACTTTTAACGCATTACATCCATAACAACTTTCTTCTCTTTCTTTTAATAAATAATCACTTTGCCATGATTCTAGGATGTTGACCCTTGATACAATGCCATCTTTACAATCATTTAATTGTTGCTCATGTTTTCTTACTAAATCATGGTCTTCACTTTCCATTATGTACTCCCTTTATACGATTCTGTAACCGAAATTAATAAAACCATTTTCGTTTAATTTATATGATTTTGAAATAATTTCACATTTTTTTGTTCCTAACATATCCTCCCCATCTAATTTTTTTATTTCTATATTTACAATATCGCCTAACGTTAAAGTATAATAAGACATTGGAACTAATACTTCTCCGATACCATGAATGTCTTTTGCATATTGCAGTATCGTTTCGCCAAATGCAGTAGCATCAGTACTATTAGTTAATAATGTAAAGAATGTTTTTTGATTATATATTTTATATGTTTGGAATACGGTAGATTCATAATTAGTATTATAAACAAAAGTATATGGTGAATCATATCCTAATGTCCAATCTTTATTGTATCCAACTTTAGCAGAAGAAATAACTTCCGTAGGATCAAAACTTATATAGTGATTTGATAAAATATCTGAATCAAGAATAGTTGTAGATGCCGTAGCGGTAGTATCTACTATTTTAAATGAAACCTTGTTATCAGTTTCTAATATAAATAAACCAAATACCGTAGAACATATATTTTCTATAATATCTATTACTGGAGATTCTTCTTCTGATTCTTCCATATCAATAGTAATATTATTTACTAAAGCTTTTGCGACTTCCCAAGCCGTAGTATTATAAAAAATAGAATCATAATTAATAGCATAATTATTTAACAACAATTCTTGAATAGCTTCTAAAGCATTTTTATTTGTACATTTATAAATAGCTGATTTTGTTAAAAACTTTCTTGAGTCTTCTCCATTAATAATAAATTGTTCTTCTGATAAAGATGTCTTTTCAACCTTGCCAGAAAAAACACATATATAATCATCTATATTTATATCATCATAACCAAACAATATTCTAACAATATTCCCATAAAGATTTCCTCCACCAAATATTCCAGAAGTTTCTAAGAAATTATTAAAATTACCATCTTCATTGTGTAAAGATAAAGTAACACCATTATATTGTATTTTACCAAAGTATAATGGATCGCGTGAAATAGTTATATCAGGAACTTGTGATAATCTACCTTCATAAATTGTTTCTGAATTAATTGGTTTTATATCATTAAATGAATATCCAAATAATATATTTAAAAAAACATCATGTAATATAGGGTTATCATAAAAAGACAAACAAACATAAACTCTATTTGAAGTATAATAATATGTATTCGGAGAATTGGTTAATTCTAATAATGAATCTTTTTTTATTAATAAAATACTATCTACAAATATAGAGCCAATCTCTCCAAATGTTTGAACAGTAAATCCTGATAATAAACTTGCATCAACTTCTGGATAATTAATATTAAAATCCACATACCAAATACCCGAACCAATATTTACCCATTGAATATTTATTTTTGAAACGTGTAATTGCATTAACATTATAAAAGGCGAGGTAGATTTTGCTGTCCATTGTGCTAATGTTAATGACAATTTATTTTAACCCCAAGCAATAGAAATTGCAAATATTGTAGTAGCATCACCAGAATCATAATAATGAGCATTTATACAATTAGAAGTATTATTTTGGATACCATAAATCGTAATTCTTGTTGAAGATGTTCTCATTGCATAAGAAAAAGTCATTATATTTGGGGTTGTGTCAGAAGTACCAGCGCCTCCAGTTATTTTAATTACATCATTTGTGCTTGGTATTGCTGGCGACAAAGAATCAAATACTGAACCACGTACAACATTGTTACCATGAACAGAACCACATTTAGAATACATTGGTCCTAATACTCTTGAAGGTTTCCCTGAATTACCAACAAAATCATAGAGTGTACCATGGCCTACTACTCCATAAGGGCCTTCCCCATATACACCTTCTCCACCAGTATATCCTTTCCCATATACCCCAATACCACCTATCGACTCTGATGATTCTCCATATGTTCCAATATATCCTTTCCCATACACTCCAAAATCATCACCAACACCATACACTCCATAATCGTTACTAATACCCTTAACACCAAAATTTACACCAATTCCCAATACACCACTTGTATTTCCATAAACTTTTAATCCTTCAACCCCAGTTTCATTAATATTCTGCATAATATTTTTGAACCCTTGACTTGTATTTGAAACTTTATATACAGAAGCGACAACCCTAACAACCGATCCTGCCGTTGCATACCATCCATTTTTACTTGTTACCCAAGTTGGTGCCGTTTCTGTCCATGATGCTGTTAATATTTGACTTCCTGCTGTTCCGCTTGGTGTTAATGCTAAATAGGCAGAAGCAGAAGTTGTAATTGCCGTCCATGATGAAGCATTGGGCGTTATTGCTGAATCAGCTTTAAAAAATGCTCCAGATATTTCTATGGCAGAACCACTCGCTATTGTCGATAATGCAGAAGTAGCAAAATCAGTTAATGATATACCACTATATCCAATAAGACCTGAATTAATTATGGTTACTGACGTAGCAATTTGATTAAACGCGATTTTGTTTTCCTCCTACAATATTTCTTCTAAATCTAAATCATAAACCCAATCCATTCCGACTTTAGATAAATGATTAAAATTCAAATCATTATTTATTACACAATAAACAGGTTCAACTAAAGAATAATTTCTAGCAGTGTCTAAATTGCAGAATATTATAGATGAATGATTCCCTACTGTATCAAATATATTCTGTATTGCATTAATCATTTCACTACTCGATCTTGGAAAAGATAATTTAAATTGCCTCCAAGTTATTCCAGGAGTGGAAAACTTTTGTCTATTTCTACCAAATGAAACTATATCATTCCGCTTTTTTATTATGCTAAAATTATCTAATGATGAAGGATTTATAGTTGTATAATCAGAAAGCCAAAGCCTTCCTATTTCTATAGAACCTTGACCCGTAATTGTAATTTTCCAATATTTATAAATATATGTAGATGCTAAAAATCTTAATAACATTTTATCACTATTTATATAATTAAAATATTCAGTTATTGGAGGAGCATCAAATTTGTTTAAGTCATTTGCCTGTACTTTTATTTTACTACTTGATTTTATATTGTGTCCTATTATCGCAGCGGTATTCACTTTATAATTTTTATCTAAATTATAATCACATACTAATGATAAATTTTCTGTTTCATATGAAATATTATTTTCTTCATTTAATTTTTCATTATCAGATAACGTTCTTCCCCATATTTTATATTTACCAATTAATCCAGGGAATTGATTTAATGTTGCGTTATATCTCCCAATGAATAATTCCCCAGTTGGCATAATAATTTGATTTGTTAATGTTCCAGTAGTTGTAATCCCATCAACTGTTATTGTATAAATTTTAGTTGAATAAGTATATGTTATTATTACATTTTTTAATGTAGTTGAATTTAATGTAACAATATTATTTACCGTTTCCGTTCCTGCAGTTGTTACAAAAACTAAATTATATGTTGATGATGTATTTGTAGACGAAATACAATAAAGACCATTAGATGTATCTAATCCATATTTAAAAATAATTTTTTCATTATCAGCAAAATTTACATTTATTTTTTCTAATGCAGAAAATTCAATAGTAAAGCCATCAAGTTCAGTTAAATCGGATATTGTTCCTGAACAATAAGCACAATTATTATTAAAATTAATACATTTTAAATTCCCATTCATTTCAGTGTTTATATTAATTGGAGTCAACGTAAAATTATTTTCACTGTTATCAGGTAGCAATGTATTATAAGCACCTGTTCCTACATAACTATAATCAACATCAAAATGAGAATTAATATTATAAGAAGTGACAAGAATATTATAAGCATCAGAAGGACCAACAGTATTTAATGTTCCCCATTGATTATAACTTAGTATAACAGAATCTAAAGTCGCACCTAAAGTAACAGCAGGTGCCTTTAACATAAAAGTTTCTGCCGATGCATTTGTATTCCTAATTCTTATTATTACATTTTTACTTGAGGTGCTAATTGTTCTATAACAATCGCAATTAACGTGTAATAAGCCATTAGAAACAGTTAAGGCCGTAGCTCCGTTGCTTATCCAACTATCCGTAGTTGACCACTCTGTTTGTAAATATGTTGTCCCTGTAGTAGAATCAGGGTATTGGGGAAATGTATTAAATTCACAAGTTATTGTTTGTGTTGTCGTCGCATCGCTCATCCATGTTTTTTTTAATCTTTCATCTTGAACATTTATTACAGTATATCCCGTTGCTGTAGTTGATGCGGTTAAAGTCACTGAGGTTAAATCATCTACGATGTTATTGTGCATTATTCTCATCAGACTACCGCCTTAGAAGATATCAATACTGTTTTATTTTGTGTTGCTTTAAATATTCCTGAATATAAAGTTTTACTATCCATGTTTATTTGTAGATTCATCATTCCACCCTCGCCATTTGTATTATTTCCATATCTAGATAATAAATTATCTAATTGATCTAATGGAAAAATAACCTCTGGTTGATTTCCTTCACCTATTATTGCCCTTGTCCCTCCGGGAGTAGGCATTACGATACCACCAGTAGCTAAAGCCGGTAAGGGCACTGCTGATATCGATGCTATTAATTGGTCATATAAATTAATTAATTGATCTAATGGCGAAGGAGTAACAACTCCCTTTACTACACTAGACGCGGCCATAGCTTTTGCTTTTAATTCAGCTTGAGCTAATTTGATATTAGCAATGGTTATTTCTCTTTCAAACACTGCCTGGTCATGTAATATTTTTCTTTTAACTTTTGCGGCTTCCTCTTCCGCTAATCTTCTTTGTTCGGCGTATTTATCTATTATCTTTTGTTTATCTATTTCTTTTTGTAATTCAGCTTTTTCTTCTACACTAGTTGCCTCAGCTAATTTTTCTTCTAATGTTTGTAATTCAGTTTTATCAACAAATCCAGCCGCCGCTAATTCAGCTTTTTCGGCTTCATCAATTACTTTTATTTTAGCATCTAATTCAGATTCTAATAGTTTTAATTTTTCATCTAATATTTGTTTATTGATACTTGCGATTTCATTTGCCATCTCAACTTCTTTGACATGATTTTCCCATTGTTGTTGAGCTAAATCAATTTCATCTTGTATTTGCTCTTCAATTCTACCTTTTATTTTATCTTCACTTTCTTCTATAGCATCTAAATCATTTTGTATAGATTTTAATACTAACGGGATTAATTTAAGCAAATTAAGAATACCACTAACAACATCTCCTGATAAAAAATTCATCATCGCATTTAACGTTGTTTCCATTGCCTTAGAACCAGCCATCATAGCTCTATCTAAATCTTTAATTCCAGTATTTATTTCTAATAATCCACTAATAGTCCCAGTTAAAAGATTAACTCCCATTTCTATTTTTTCATTTTGTAAATCTATTAATTCATTTTCTGTTTTTAATAAACTAGCTTCTGCACTTAAAGATAAATTCCTTACTTTATCTCTATCACTTAAAGATTTCTGTATAGATTCTTGTAACATTAAAACATCACGTTGTTCTTTTAATATATCTAATGCCTTATCACGAGTCTTTTTTTCATCTTCCGTTAAATTTTTAACATATTCCAAATCTGATATTTTTTCATTTAATGTATCTAAATCATCTTTAGAACTATCGACTATCCCTTGAGCATAATCTAATAACTGTTTTTTTACTTCTAATTCTTTTTTACTTGCATCAGTTTTTTCTTCCGTTAAATCACGTTCGGTTTCTGCAGCCGCTTCTATTAATTTTGCTTGAGCTAATTGTACCTCTAATACTGCTACGGCATCATCACGTAATTTTGCATCTTCTTTAGATAAATCATTTAATGCTTTATACGAAGCTATTTCTTCCTCAATTTTTTGTATTTCTGTTTTTTGTGAATCAATAATTTCTTGAAACTTCTTTTTTCTTTCTTCAGCTAAAGTTACTAAACCAACACTATCCTCTACAATTTTATCTGTAGTTTCTTTTGATTTAACTAATGTTTTACTGTTTTTATCAAAGGTTAAACCTAGCAATCCAGCTTGAGTATTTAAATTTGCTAAACTAAGCGTTATTTTATCGTTTGCTACTTTTACTCTTTCGGCAAATGCACTTTTAATATATGAAACATCTTCATCATATATTTTTCTTATTTTGCCCATTTGAATTTGATATTCTTGCGTACCTTTTTCATAAGTATCTGCAATCAAATCCTGTTGTTTTTGAAATTCAGCTTCTCTATTTATCAATGGGTCATTTAGTTTATCCGCTTCTTTTACTAATTTTACATAATCAGCTATTAATGGTTGTAATGTTTGAACGCCTTCTAAATAATTTCTTCGTTCCAACATAGGTAACAAATCTTTAATTGAAGTTTTATATACATCTACTTTTCCAGCTAAATCAGGATAAATAGTTAATAATTTATCGGCTTGTTCTTTTGTTAATTTACCGGAAGCATTATTCTTTTTAGCTGATTCCATTAATTCATCAACTGCGGTTTTATTCTGTTGTAATTTTCCTATTAATGATTTTGTTTTATCCGTAATTGTATCTAAATGTTTTTGATACGTTTCCATTGGATGAGTAGTTTCATACATTGATCTACTAACAGCAATTACTCCAATTGTTAAAGCCGCTAATCCTGCTATTAATAATCCTAATGGAGTAAGCATACTTGAAGCTGATAAAGCTTTTATTGCGGTACTTAATACTCCGATAACCTGTATTGTTTTTGATAATCCTAAAAGCAACGGCCCTATACTCGCAACAATTGCCAATATAGTTAATACTATTTGTTTTTGATTTGAATCTAAAGCGGAAACTTTTTGTGCTAATGAACTAAACCATTTTACAGTTTCTTTTATTTGTGGAATAAAAGCATCAGCAAATGCGCGGCCAGCGGTTAATACATCATCTTTTAATGTAGATAATAAACCTTCTAATGTTCTAGAAGCCGTATCCATTCCTTTATAAAATCTTCCACCTTCACTTGTAGCATCTTTAAAAGCATCAGTAACTTCTTTAGCAGAAATAGCGCCTTTACTCATTCTATCTTTTAATACAGCCATTGATACGCCAGTCTTATCACTAATAACTTTTAATGGATTGAATCCAGCATTAATCATTTGTAATAAATCTTGACCCATTAATCTTCCAGCAGAAGACATTTGACCAAAGACCAATGCTAAAGAATTAAATTTTTGATTGTTACCTTGAGAAATATCACCTAACATTTGCAATGTAGGAATTATCTTTTCACCAGTTATTCCAAATTGTAAAAGTGTTTTAGAAGCATTTGCTAAATCGGTAGTTTCAAATGGGGTTTTTGCCGCCATTGTTTTTAATTCGGTCATTAAAGCTATGGCTTTATCTGCACTGCCTAACATTGTAGTAAAGGAAGCCTCAAGCATTTCCATAGTAGCGGAAGATTTTACAGCGGCAGTTGCCATAGCCAATAATGGAACGGTTACACCTAAAGACAAACCTTTTCCTACCTTATCCATTACCGAAGTAAAGGAACGGGCTCTAGCTTCTGATGCATCAATAGCTCTATTAAATTCTACGGTGTCGCCAACTATCTTAAAAACTAGATCACCTAGTGTTGCTTGTCCCATTTTTATTCCTTATACATTCCCATACAAACGCCTAAGCTCATCACGCTTTTCCCTTACTTCATCGGCGCTTGCATTTGCTAATGTTGCTTTTCCTTCCCCCTCTTTAGATTTAGGATATTTAATATCTATTCCTTCATTATGATATAAAATTACTTGGGCATAAGACATATTCCATAATACATATTCTTTCGTTGCCCAAGGATACAATAAAGCCATTGTTACTAATAAGCGGCCCAAGTGAACTTTATTATCACCTGAGCCGCTTCTCAGTTTTTTGAATATCTATCCGCTCCACTAATCGCTCGTTGCAATGATCCTTGTAATGATTCAACAAACTTTGACATTTGATAAGCATCTACGTTTTCTCTAAACCACTTTCTATCTAGCTCAGGAAATTTATAACTACAAAACGTTACACATAAATCAACAGCTACTTCTAATGCTTCTTTAGTTGTTATTAAATCGTCTTTAATCTTATTAGGATTATTCCCAGCTATTTTAACTAATTTATTTAACAAATCATTTACTTCAAACGTAATTGCTAAAGGTATGAAACTGACATCAATTTCTTTTTTACCTAAAATTACAATTTTCTTTTCAGGTCTGAGAATATCAATGTCAATTATTTCTGTTTTTGCTTCACTCACTTGTTAAATATCCCTTGTAATTTTATACAATTGGCTACCGGCAGATTGGGTAGTATCAAGTTTTGCGATTAATTGACACGGCATAACGGCAACTGGATCAGCATCATTATCAGATTTAAAATTAAACTCTGGACCTGTAGCTAAGTGTGCTTGATAAATTAAAAATACCGTTTGCTTCGTCACACCTGCTATCATCGAAGTATTAGTTATTCTAAATGCACGATCAGTAATAGTTGAATTACCACCGGCATTAATAACAGATTGAGTAGATGACGTTGTAGTATCCGCTGAAATAGTTCCACATTGAATTGCAGATATTACAGAGGCATCATATTCAATCATTTCAAAATCACAAGTTGCACTTTCAGTGGATATACCTTCAATAGGATCAGGGCCATTCCCTGATTGCGAAGTAAACGTTTCGTAAATATGTTTGAAATTAGTTACAATACCATTCCCTAAGTTTACGAATGAACCACCTGAAGTTGCGGCGGTTTCAATTTTAGCATTCCCAAGAATTAATTTCGTATTGGTTGCTATTGTATTTTGATAATTACCCATTTCATTTCTCCTTTATGTTTCTTGATCTGAAAAATAAACAAACCTAATATCAACTGGCGTATTATAAATACCATCATCAGGCTCTGGTATTGTTCTTAATGGACTATTTAATGACATTCTCGCAACAGTAAAATTATTATTCACTCCATACATTCCCGTTTCACTTGTACCAATAAAAACATGCATAACTTTTTTTGCTAAACTTTTACTTACCGAAATAGATGATGCTCGACAATTTAAAGAAAAAACTTCTGAATTAATTCCACTATATACATTATCGTCTATAGAAAAATAATTAATGGAAGGAACTATTGTACCCCCTGGTCTCAACCCGCTATATATTCTATTGCTAACTATTGCGGTTATCGCCGAAGTGTTATTTAATATCCATCCAACATTCTGTTCACTTGTCATTTTTTCTTTTTACTCTTTTCTATCTTTTGATATTTAATTTTTCTGTCAATTCCCTCTTTTGATTTCTTATGTACTGTATTTGGATTTTTCCAATGTCCATTATGGCCCGGCCTTCTTCCGCTTCCTTTACCTCCCATTATTCTCTCCTTTATTTGCAATAAAAAATACATCTCTACTATTTAGATATTCAGCAAAATAATTCTTACCATTTATTTTTATAATATTCAAAGCGTTTCCTTTTAACATATCCATTGCTGGTCTCATAAAAGCTTGAGCATTTGTTTTAACAGTCCCGTACTCCATATGTGGTCCATAAAAAACTAATGTACCAACTAAAGCTTCTAATATTCTCGGCTTATCTAATTTTATAAATCCATATGGAGTCTTCCCTCCACCTTTTCCATAATTACTTGGATTCCCTAACTCGCTTCCTCTATCATACATTTGATAATTTATAGACGCGGCTAAATGCCCTGAATCTCTTGGTGCTAATAAAACTGCATTACTTACCGCCGAAATTGCTAATTGTTCTACAGAAGCATTAGTCATTTCTGAACAAATACTTTTTACTTCATTCCCTCGCCATGTCATTTTAGTTTCAATTTTTATCATGATATTCTTTCTAACCCTTGGGTAACAATTTCATTTAATTCTAGATAATTGTTTTGAAATCCAGAAATATTATATGTTTCATTTTTATAACTAATGGTTTCCAAAACTGTTCCGCCACTAGCATCAGGCGAATTAAAATTATATGCACCATATTCAAAACATAATATATGTGTACTTGATAATGCATATTTATCAGAAATAAAACGATTTGATCCATTATTTTGCCATAATGCACATAAAGGAATAATAGTAGTTGAAGTCGTGCTCGAAAAACCACCCATGCCGTCATTGGTATCAATTCTTCTATTAATCGTAACGGCATTTTTTAAATTTAAACAATCTTTAAAAGCCATCAGTTAAGCCTACATAATCTATAAGGAATTAATTTGTCTAATATCGAAGTTGGATAACCAAAATTATCATTATCTACAGTGTAACTTTCTGACCATGGGCCTAATGATTTTGACTTAATTCCTGGACCAACTTTTCCAATTCCAGTACTTGATCTAACTTCATAATCAAAATATGCCATTTCATAAGCGGCCATTTTTACATCTAAAGGCCAATTCGCTAATGAAAATAAAATAATAGGGCCATCAGAATTATTAAAATCCTCTTTTATTACCGTCGCACTAGAAGCTATTATTGCAGTATTATCTGATAAACTATATATTGATTTATATCCTTCATTTCTATAACTATTATATATAAATATTGGATCGCTTGCTTGAAATCCATAATCTTCCCAATGTTCAGAAGATGAATTTAAAACTATAGAATTATTACTTGGATAAAATTTACATGTTGATTCTAAAATAATACTATCAGAAACAAAATAATTATTTGTTATTATAGGTATTCTTGCTTCAATAGTATCTAATAGTTTTTTAGTTATAATAGTTCCTGTCGTTGCCGTTATTGAGGAATATATCGTACATTCTGTAGCCGAAAGTATTATGCTCACTTACCAATCCTGTTCATAAAATGATGTTCTAATAACAGTTCTTGTTGAAGCATTATCGGCGACAAACCGCAATAGATATTTAGTATTAGGAGCTAATATAGCTTCATTAACTTCGCCTGCAACATTTCCTACATTTGCTTTATTTGTTCCGGTGCTTCCCATTAAATAATATCTTAAAATCGTTCCTGAACTTGTATATGTTCCATTAACTACCGTTAAAGCACAAGCAACATTAGTACTAGTCGCATCATTATTATATTCAGTAATTACCGATGAACTAGAAGTAGTAGCATTTGGATTTACAGAAAAATAAGCCATACCAGAATTATCAGTAGCTATTTCACCTACCATATGAACTTTCTTTCCGCCAGTTGTCATTAAAATATTTATAGCAGAAGCCGCTCCTATTTTTTCATAATAAGAAGTAAAAAAATGATGCCCTTCGTGAATCTCATGATGGATAATGTCAATTGTAGGAATGCTTCCTGAATCATCTAAAGGATTATTTATTGTAAAGGATTTTGTTACACCCATATTTTATTCCTTTTTAATTAAATTAAAGGGAAGAGAATTTTTATTTTTACATAAAGTTAGATTCATTCTCTTCCCTCTTTTTTTAATTATCTATCATTCCCAACTATTCGGTAAAATAGTTGCCGTCCATGTAGTAGGACCAGTTCCGGTTTGAGTAAATACTAAAGCATTGTCATCTGTTAAGAACCTTGCGGATTCTAAACCTTGCCCACCTATAATTACAGTGGACTCCGTTGCGATGGTAATTGATTTAGCGCCTTGACCCTTATCAGAATAATCATCAGCGGCGGCAAGTGAAAGCACAACAGATTCGGTAGAGTTTGCGTTAGCTACGGTAATAACTAATCGTTCAGGTTTTAAAATACTTTGCGCCGTAGTAGCAGTAATGGTCATAGTTTCGCTAGACGCAATAGTTCCAGAAGCCGCAGTAATAGCAACACCAGTTAAAACAGGCGTAGTAGGTTTTAAAGTTCCATTAGCCATATTATTGTCCTCCTAACCTTAGCTCGCAGCTTCGGCAAGATATAAAGTGAATAAAGCCTCAGACTGAACAGCCTTAGCACCATATACATATAAACCGCGAGCCGCATTAGCAAAAGTGGTTTGGAGACGAAGGGCTTCGATGGTATTTACCTGACCAACATACGCAATCGCTTTTCCACCACCACACATAATACGATACTGAGTACCGTCATTAGAAACGTTATTTGATTCAAAAATATCAAAACCAAAAGCCTTAGTAACGAAACCATTAAGTAATTCACGATCAGTAGGAACTTTGGGAACTGCGTTGTAAGCAATTCCGCCAACTTCAGCAAGGGTCAATTTCTGAGTAACCCACGGAGGGACTACAATCCAGCGCCCAGGCTTAGGCACATTCGCTTCATCAAGACGCCTTGAGGCATAAGATAAAGTTTCAATGACATTGCCAGAGCTTACAGAAAGTGAAGTTCCACTAACCCCAGTGGTAGTAGATGTTCCCCCAGCAACACCTGCTTGAGCATAAAGACCAGCAATAAATTGATCGATGGTATCACCAATCGCATAAGCTGCCTCTTCCATTGCCCCATCCATGAGCTTAGGATTGCTCTGGGCATTATTAACATCATCAATTTTAAAATGGAACTCGGTAGCTTGGTCGACAAGAAGGGTTTTCTGTGCCGAGTCAAGTTCGGAATACGTTAACGTTGCACCCTTAGTATAAGCAGTGGCGGTAACGGGGCCAAGTTCATTGATATGAATCTGATCACCATAATTAAGTAACTCACCTTCATATTCGCGATTGGTAATATTACCAAACACGAATGATTTCCTAAGCCTAGTATAAAGCCTCGCGCTCCATAACTCAGGAATAAAATTTTCTACTCCCATACTATTTCTCCTTTAATTTATTAACCAACCACGAGATTATCTATCTCGCCGGTTTCTGCCATTCTATTTTGTTCAGCACGTGGTAATTTTTGAAATTGGCTAAACGTCATTTTTGAATTATCTTTATTTTCAGGAACTTGTGGTTTATAAGCAGTTGAAGCAACGAAATCATTAATAGCCTTTTTTGCTATATCATCTTTTAGTTTCGTAAATACTCCAGCGGCACTTTTAAAATGGTCTACAGAAGGGAAAGGAAAATTTTCAACTAATTCTTTAGGCACATTAAGGTCATTTGCAGTCATTAAAATTGCGTTACGAAGTTCTTTCGCTTCCATGTCCTTTTGCATCTTTTCCATGTTGTTGGTGACTTCGCGCAATAGCCTTTGTTCCTCAGTTTCTTCAGGATGTAATTTCCTAATACCTTCATTCACCCCAGCCTTAATTCTAGCTTCAATAACCGATGCTTGTTTTTCATCATGCGTTTTAATAGCCTGAGTAGCATAACGATCAAGCTTAGGTTGTAAAACAAATTTACCTTCAGGAGTTTCCAAATACGCATTAACAGTTTCAGTATTCAAATCTTTTTCCACGGCAAACGTAGCAACGTATTCTGATACATCTGGCCGTTCCTTATTAGATTCGATAAATGCCTTAACCTGTTCAATGGTAATTATCTTCTCTTCACTTTCTAATACCGTTTCCATTCCCATTATCTTTTCTCCTTAGATTTTTTGGCGGATTTCTTTACAGACTTCTTAACCAAATTCTTAGTAGATTTTTCTACCTTATTATTTTTATCGGTTATTAATTTCTTAGGCCGTCCCCGTCCTCGTTTTTCAATAACCGTTACATTGGGGGAATTAACCGAAACATTTTTTTGAATTACATTTTCTTTTACTTTTACAATTCCCTTAACCGGGAAATTTTTCGGTTGTGGAACTTGGATTTTATTTACAGTAGGTTCAACAGTATTCCCTCTATTGTGCAAGGACTCCTGTCTATTCTCCCGCGCATCCAATCTCCGTTGCCTAGCTCGATTCATTTTCTGATGGTCTCCTTTTCTAAATCATTTAGATAATAAAAAAGGCGGCTAGAAACCTATTTCTAGGAATCTTAGCCGCCTACCGTTTTCGGTTTGACGCTTAATTTAACTTACATTAAGTATTATATAACATATATACAAAAAAAACTAGTGGCTAATTCAATAGCTCATATATCCTTTTTAGATTGCCTTCCCAATAATACTTTCTATATTACTTTCACTAAAAATAGGAAACTTTACTTGAGTAAATAATTTAATACTTGTTGTTCTAACTTGGATAGATTCATATTATTACCTTATCTTATTTCCAGTTGCCGGATCAATTCCTTGTTTCCGTAAGTCTTTTCTGTATTGTTTGTCAAGTTTTTTATTGCTTCGGATTTGCTTTTTATCTGTTTTACTTAGTCCCTTATTCTTTTTATTCCCGCTACCTTTCTTTCTACCTGATCCTGGTCCACCCATATTATTCTCCTTTCTTCTTTAATTGAAAATGGTCTTTATCCTTAGAACCTTTTTCTACATCAACAATTTGCGAATTACAAATAGTAAAGACAATACTCACTTCACCAAAATCTTTTTTTTCTATTTCATTCTTTACCCAAGATAAATAATTTTCAATGCTTGTTCCAGTTGTGCTTACCATTATATTTTCCTTATCAATAATTCTTTATTTTCTATTTCACTTATTATAGTAAAATCTTTTACTAAACAATAACTAAATCTAACATTTGAATCTTCTAATATTCTCATTCCAGGAAAATTATTAATATCACTTTTTATCTTTTCTTTTACTAAATCAAAACTTTCACAATCAAATCCATAAATAGAAGTATTTAATGACACTGTCCCATTCATTAAACTTTCTTTTAATATAAAGATCATTTCGTATTTTCCTTAATGACTAATTCTTTTAACAATTCCCAATTTTCCCTTACTTCTTTATCTTTATATGTAACCTTTGTATCAAGATCACTTTCCTTACTTATAATTATTTGTTTTTCATTTTTAATTATATCTAATTCATTTTTTAAGTTTTTAAATTCTTTTTCTAATTCAGAAATTTTTGCAATTTGTTTTTCTATTTTATTATTCATTTCTTTTCCTTATTAAATAATAATTGTAAAAATATCTGAACCTTTTTTAATAATACCCAAAATCTATTTATACTTACTTTTACATAAAAACTATCATTTTTTGGATAAATTTTCCCGGCTTTTATATACCAAGGCAACTTCATTTATTTTTGCCTTTCTTCTTTTTACTTTTACCGGCTTTACTCATTGCAATTGCTACAGCTTGTTTTTGTGGCTTCCCAGATTTCATTTCACTTTTTATGTTTTCTGAAATTACTTTTTTACTAGTCCCTTTTTTCAATGGCATTATTTTCTCCTTTCTTATTTAATTCTTCTTTTATGTAATAATCTAATTCTCCTAAATCAATAATTCCGAATCTATCTACTAATATTTTAGCTAACCCTGACCATGTCCAAGTTTCATCATCAAATAAAACATAAAATATTGATCCTATAGTATTAGGCATATTTGATTTTAAAAACTCATCTGAATCTGATGTTTGATTCTGATATTTTTCTTTTAACATTATTTTTTTCTTATAAACATTCTTTGTAATAATCAATATAATGATATTTAGGCAAAGCTATAATTTTTCTTTTACCTAATTTCACAATATTCCCTATATGCCTAAATCCAAAAATCCATAATGGTAACTTAGTAATTATATCCCCTTTTGTTTGATAATTAAATACATTATTAAATCTATTCTTAAATGTTTTATTAGGTAACCAATATATTCTAGGGCTTCCAAATATATAACAATAAACATTAAAATATGTTTTCATTAAATCTTCATAATATAAAACAGATAAAGCCGCGCCTTGTGAATAACCAGATATAATTATTTTATCAATCTCATATCCTAAATGCTCAATAATATAATGGATATTCTTTTTAACTATTAAATAATTTTCTAAAAATCCTAAATGAACATATTCATTATTATGTTTCTTTATCCAAAATTTAAAATTCTGTATCCAATCTCTTTTAGAAACTGTGCCTTGAAAGTAAATATATAAAATCCTTCCTTCCCTTAATACTTTAAATTGTACATCATTTTTATCACTGCTTACCCACGGGCCTTTGATAGAATCATTAAATAATTGTTTTACATTTTCTTGCATTATCTATCTTCTTTAAAAGCCATTCCTTCACCAGATAATCTTCTTTTTCTTGCTCTAATTTTTGTTGCTTGACTACGCCCATCATGTAACATTAATTTCTTTTTCTTGCTGTTACCTGATCCTTTCTTTCTTCCACTTCCTGGTCCACCCATAATAATCTCCTTATTATACTTCGTTTATAGCCAATCCGGATGATATTGCTTTGCGTAATCCAAATAATTTTGATACTTAATAATCCCTTCTTCTCTTGTTCTCATTAATTGTGGGCTATATCCTTCAATATCCATTCTTTCTGTACATCGTTCGTTGCATCGTTGCGCGGCACTTAGATTAGGATCACCTGGCCATCTTGCATATTCATTGGTTGATGACAAATAAAATAATCCATCTTTATCTTTCTTTTGCCCATCCATTATTTTATGGTTTGCTAATGAAGTATCTTTATATCTTTTACCTTTTTTACTAAATCTAACTTGTGGCCTAACCTTATTATCTTTTGCAGTACTCCAAACAATATCGCCAATAATTCCTTTTTCTTTCGCTTGCATATAAACATAATCTTGACCAGCATTAATAGCGGATTGGCCTTCCGTTCTAACAGTTAACATGCATCGATTATATGTGGCAGTTACGGCTTTATTTAAATCAGCGGCCATTTGACTATATGATTTCCCTAATGACAAACCATTTAGTAATGCTGAACGGATAGCTTTTTTTGCGTTTATAGAATAATTCTTTAAAGCCTCTTGAAGTTCTATGTTCTTAGGATTAGTTATATCAAAAGCTTGTAATAATTCTTTCGTGTTAACTAATCCCCATGACAATCTCATTCCCGTTGAATTATCAATTGCCCAAGCATAATGAAAAAAGCTTTCATTGAATTGTTCAGGTAATAATTTTTTAATGGTTTTAATATTTGCTTTCAATGCAGGATCAAGTTTTTTTAATATTATTTCTTCCATAGTAGAATATTTATTATATTTAGTCATTTCAGCTTTTGTTAATTTACCATTAATAGAATACTTTTTATATATTTTAGTCATTTCTCCATAGATAGAAGTTAGAGCATCAAGCAATTGTTTTTGTATTTGTTTAGAATACATTGCCTCGCGCTTGAGTAAATAATTTAATGCTTGTTGTTCTAACTTAGATAATTGCATTTAATTACTTCTATTAAGGCATTTGCCTTGGTTTCTTCATCATGGCTTTTGCTCTTTTATAATTTTTACCTACTAATCTAGGATCAGCGCCAGAATTTGCTGTTCTGCCGGATTTGGCCACTTTGCTTTTCCCGCTTGATCCTTTCTTTCTTCCACTTCCTGGTCCACCCATGTTATTCTCCTTATAATAGCTTTGCTTTTGGATTCAATATCTGAATCATACTTTTCATCTTATCACTCTTAATTATAACATCATTTCCTAATTTTATTCTAGCTATATCATAATCGCTAAATCCGCATCTAATCAAATCACTAATAAACTCATTGTTTTTCATTTCTAAATTTCTAAATAAATGAATGCTTACAGAATTTTTATCTTTCAATTCAAAATAATCCAATTTATTGTTAAACAAATGTATTATTGCGAAAGCATCTTTATTTAATAATATCTTACAATTAACATTCAACAATAAATCAAAAGCGGCAGATGACATTTCCCAATTACAAACTATTTCAAAACGATTTTCAAACCTATTTATATAATCATAAAGATCATTAGTATCAGTGCAAGTTCCACCGCTAGAAGACATATATAAAACAATATTTTCATTAGAATCTATTTTATCAATATCATTTAATAATGTTTTTACAGAAGTATTGTTTATTTCACCTTCAAATTTTATTGCTTTCATTTATTCCTCATTATTATCTTCTATATTTTCATCTTCATCTTCATCAAAACCTTCATTAAGAGAAGTCCCATCTATGCCTACCATATCATTTCTTTCTTTTTCTTCCTCGGCCAATTCATCTTCAACATCAGAGACCATATCTTCTGGCATTTGTGAAATAATCATTTTTCTACTAAATCCGGCAGTAGTTAATGTATAAGCCAAAGTTGCATACATATTTTTATCTAATGGAAGATTTCTTTTATGCATAATATTAATCATCATACTAAAATCAGAATCCCTAGGAATAGCGTTCATTTTAATTAAATAATCTGTTATCATTTCTCCACGCCTAATTAATGCTACATCGAAATCAGCTTCATCGCTTGACACTAAGTTTTCAAAATCAAATAATAATCTATCAATAGCCGCACCACTCAATGCACCAGTAAGCAAAGTAAAATCAGGAACATGAGATTGTAAATGGATTTCTTCTTTTAATTTCCTAGCCATATATTCAATAAATTGTGTAGGGATATCTTTAGTAAGAAAATGAATATCAGAATCTTTATCTAATCCTTCAAATATTCTCCTTCGCTTTACTTTTTCTAATGCGGCGGCGGCTTTAACTGGGTCTTTCTTATCAATAGGATTGGTTAATGATATATTTTTCATTATTAAATACGCAAAAGCGAATCTATCAAACTCATTCATACTATCAGACATTAATACATCATAAGCATCGATAAGACTTAAAACATTTTCAATAATACTTTGCATTTCATCACCACGATAAAAAGCTATTACGGGAACATCATTAAAATAATTAGGCATTACTTTGCCATCGGTTTTCAATTTCCATTCATTAACATTGTTATTTGTTTCTTCCCTATAACGGATATATGGAATCATATTATCTTTATAATATACTTCAACTTTATATTCATTTTTATTCATGGGATAAAATCTAATAGCTATGATTATTTTAGGTTCAGGATCATAATTATATAAAACTACCATTTGTCTAGGGTCAACGGTAAAAAACTTAGGAACGGCTTTATTGGTTAATTCTTTCTTATCATATTCAGAATCAATATATAATAGTTCGTAATTAAATCCGAATATTCCTAGATTTCTTCCTGCTCTATTTGTTTTAATATGTTCATTGTTATATTTATAAATATTCTGTATTTCATTACAAAATTTCTTTTCTACAGGATCAGTTTTTTCATTACTTAAATCATTTTCTGTATTTTCTATTTCTGTATTAGTCTTTTTTACATTAGGTTTATAAGTAATATATTTAGGACGATATCCATACCCTGTATATGTAGTAACTATTTTTCTTCCATAAGACGCTATAACTTTATTATCAGGATTATTATTATCAGGTATTTTCCTTTCAGTTATCTTTACATTCTTACCTTTATAATATTCCCATAAATCATCTAAATGCTTAACAGTATTTATTTCATAATCAGAAATATATTTTAATATTTCTTCGTTTGTTAGAATCGCTTTATTTGTCTTTTGTAAAGTCATTTAATTTCTCCTCAATTATTCTATTATTTATATAATTTTCTAATACTTCAATTGATTGTTCAAAATCTAAATCATTTCTAATTTCCATAACTAATTTTATAATATCTTTATGATTATCTATCATTAAACTATTTTATTATTCAATTGTTTAATGTTAACCATATCAGCACAATATTTTTCAAATGTAGCGCCTTTTGATTTTTCCCAATCATCTAACATATAAATATATTTGCATTCCATTAAATATTTTATATCTTCTTTTAAATAAGCATCATATTTTTCTTCTTCATTCATATTATCCCAATTGTCATATGCAAATGATATATTATTACCAATATCAACAGGACTAATAGGATGATACCCTATAGAATAAAGATATTGGAAAGCATTTTCAAAAGATTCTTTATTAAGATTAATATAACCTTTCATTGGCCCTGAAATATAAACCTTTTCTTTCATTGATACTTACTCCTTTATAATTGGATCATCATAAAAGTGGCCTTCTAAAAATCTTTTTAAAGTAATATATATTCTATGAAACAACCTATAACCACTTGCACCTTTCCAACATCTATATAAATATTTCAATTCATTTACTTTTTCATCATAATAATATCTCATATTATTTTTTCTTAGGTTTATATCCAGGCGTTCCAAATTTATCATGGTCTATTTTGTGAGTTTTTAAATATTCTTTATCAAGTTTTGCACTTTTTTGTTTTGCGGAGAGTGGTTTACCTTTTTTAGAAACTGATCCTTTCTTCCTGCCGCTTCCTGGTCCACCCATAATTTGCTCCTTTATAATCCCAAATCTGATAATGTCCAATCATTAGTTTCACATACCTTATTTTGATTTGACCAAATATATTCAGAACCATATCTAAGTGCCGCAATTCCGTCATCATTAATTTCTACAAAATCTTCCGTTACTGTTCCATCTTTATCTTCTTTACGTTTGAATGATGCTATTTCACTTGCTAACTCTGGACATTTATTCCCATCAATATACATTTTTATTCCTACTAAATATTCAACTCCAAACCGTAATGATCCATCTCCTTTTTTTGCCGCTTCTACTTTATAACCTTTATCTTTCCATTCTTTTATTTTATCAGGATTAGCAGAATCAGCAGTCATATGCATTTCATATAATTTATCACCAAAATAGTTTTCTGCATCTTCTATAAATTGTGCATTAGTTCTATTCTTTTCATGCAATTCATCAAATACATATAAAGCAATTTCTTTTTCATTCTTATAATCTTGCTGAAATCCCGCTCGCTCTATTGCTTGAGCGTGAACGAATCCAAAGTCTAATCCTTGAAATACATTTTCTAAATTATCTTCTGTATATGGGAAGTTTTCATTTATAATTTCATAGTTACTAAATACAACATTGCCATAAATACCCCAATTACCTAACACATAAACATCATAGAAATATTTATCCGTAATATTCTCTAATCGTTTAATAGTATCTTCGTCTAAATGTTCGTTATTCTTATATGTAGAATGATGCGTTATGCAATCAGCTTCTTTCCTGTCAAAAAATCGTTTCTTTATCCAATGCTTAATAGAAATAGGGTTTAATGTTAGAGTAATTGTTTTCTTGTGTAATGTCTCACCACGAAGACGTAAATCTAATTGATTGAAATCTGATTCTGATATTTCTGAAGCTTCCTCAACCCATATATCTGTAATGCCATGAATTGATTTTAGCTTTTCTACATCATCAAGGCCAGTAAATATAATTGAATTATCATTTGCCAAACACGTAATCAATAATTCAGAGCTATTATATTTGAAAAGCTCCCGCATATTAGAATCATTAATAATAGAAACCATTAAATCAAATACAGAGTGCCTAAGTGTTTTAGCAACTTTTCTAACAACTAATATCTTATGGCCTTTTTCTCTAATGCAACGATAAATATATTTTTGGCCAGTAGAATAAGATTTTGAAGATGAAGCTCCACCTACAAGAACTTGAATACGGCTTTTATCTTTGAATAAAGGTATAAAATGTTTATTTATCTTTTTACCAAAGCCGCGAAGATCAATTGTAGGTGAAGCTATATCAGACATTTATTTCTTCTCACGTCTTCCTTGAACTATATCGCCCTTTTTATTTGTATACATATAACTTTCATATTGCTTTCTATTTTTATTTATCCTTCCCGTGCTACTATGCGTTTTAATATAAGTTCCCACACCTTCTTTTTTACTTTTATATTTTCTTAATTTTGGGGAAGAAATCGAAGACCCCTTCTTTCGTCCTGATCCTGGTCCGCCCATAGTTTACTCCTTATCCTCTAGTATTTCATCAGGAATAACTTTGTATTCCATTTTGCCAGTATGCTCTAAATCAACTTTATCTCTCCATTCTTTAGGTAATCTATTTTTAGTCCAATATATTTGTGCAGTAACATTAGCTGGAATTCTTTCTTTTACTTCTACCATTTCAATATGACTCCCAACCTGAGAACCATCAGAAACTACTATTGGTTTTTTAGTTACATATTCTCCGCCAAGAGCATTTTCAAACAAAGCTTTTACCACTTGTTTATCTGGATTCTCCTTCCCAGCTTTTAGAGCTTTAAGGAATTCTGGATGATCCTTTTTCCATTTATTAAAAGTTGCTACAGAAATATGTATTAATCTTTGTATTTCAGATTCAATATATCCTTCATTTGCTAATTCTTTTACAATTTCAATATAAACAGGGTTCCATTTTTCTCCAGAATTTTTTGGTCTCCCTTTACCTCTTTTAATTGATTTTTCTAAAGTTTGACTATTTTTTTTCATAATAATTTGCCTCAATTAATTCTGCTATAAAATGCTTATTAAATAATATATATCTATACCCAAGTCTAAATCTTTGAATCAATTTAAATAGCATTTGATTATATTTTGAAGAAACAAAAATCATCTGCGGATACATATTTCTTTCTAAAAATAATTCTTGATATAACATTAATTGCCCTAATACTTGACAAATACTTACTGAATCTCCGCTTCTATTTTTTAATTCAATCGCATACAAATTCTTTTTACAAAGAATTAATAGATCAATTCTACCATGATGATTGCCTCTATTTCTATGGTTGCTTTTTATCAATGGTAATAAAAACTCCTTTTCATGAGAAACATAAATATCACCTAATGCTTGAATGCAAAATTCTTTTATATGTTTTATTATATAATTCAGCATTTCTTCTTCTGTATTAAAATCATCAGTATTATTAAATATAGTATTTATTTGTTCGTTTGAGGAATCTTTCCAATTTACAATAGAAGAAAATCCGTCTCTTTTCATAATTATATTATTCCTTTAGCAAATTCTGGATGTTCTTTTTTATATTTAATTCCCGTTGCTTCTGATATTCCTAATATTTTATATATTTCTTTTTGTTTTGTTCCTTGTTTAGCAAGCTTTTCTGCAACTCCACACATCCAAGAATAATATTTAGGTTGCTGTCCTCTATGTTTTTTAATTGTTTCTTTAGGTAAAGTTTTTTTATTAACTGTTTTTTGAGGTTTTTTTATTACTTTCTTAGTAGTTTTCATACTAAGTATTATATATCATTTTTAAGTTTTTATAAAGTAGTCTATAAAGATACTGTTATTTATCTTTTTTTACAAAAATTCCATTCTTACAAGCAAAACATTTCCCATTATTAAAAGCATTGATATCACAATCATCTAAAATTATTATTGCACTACTACAAATATTACAGATATAAGTTATTCTTTTTCTACTTTTTCTTTTATCTAATATTGGATCATAATTAAGTTCTGATAATTTCATTTATTTTACTCTTTGTATCTTTGGATTATTTTTAATATTGTTATTTCTTTTAATTTATATATTTCTGATATTTTTTTTATTGAAACATTTTCACAATACATATTAAATATTTCATTATTTCTTTCTATTTTTTCTTTCATTTATTTTTCCAATATTGTTTTTCTTTATGTATTTTATTTTCACATTCTTTACATCTATATTTATTATTCATTAAACCAACATCTTTTATTTGTTTGCATTTATGACATCGATATTCATTTTCTTTTAACATATATTTAGGGTAATCATCAAAGTTAACATACTTTTTTAATGTAATATCAGATATTTTTAATTCTTTAGAAATATCTCTCCATCCCTTCCCTAATTTTCTAGCTTTAATAAAATCATATTTAGATATTTTAATCTCATTGATGTCAGTTTTTTCTACTTTATATTTTCTTAACAATTGATATATTCTTTGTTTAGAGATATTATATTTATCACCTATTTCTTGAAATGTTTTTCCTGATTTTCTTAATTGAATCATTTCATTTATTCTATTCATTTATTGTTTCCTTGTATAACTTCATATATTTTTCTTTACTTAAATATAAATATTCTACAGGAAATTGACAAATAAGAAAACCATTTTCGTAATTATTATCACTAGCAAAAGAAACAGAAAGTAATCCATTATTTATTGTAAAGTGTTTATTGTAATAAAACTTTTGATCCATCAATTTATAGCCAATATTATTTGCTATTTCAACAACTTCTGAATAAAACATATTTTCTAAATCATTACAATATTTTTGTGTTCTAAATAATTCCTTAGTAAAAGTTTTAGTTAACATCTTTTATCCTTATATAGCTTCCTAATAATTTATTAAAACAATGTTGACACATATCTAATTCTATTTCTTTATCATCACCAAACTCTGATAAATATCCTGATACATATTTGATATTTATGAATTCTTGCATTTCTAAAGTATCACTAACTAAATATTCATTTTTACATACATCACAAATTATAGATGATAATACTAAGGTAGGATTATTTACTTCTTTGTATTTATTCACAATAATTTTATCTCTAAACGATAATTGTTTTTATCATATAAATCACTAGTTGTTTTTATTCTAGTAACATTCTCGACTTCTCCAATATAAAAAATACTTGATTTATATTTTTCTATTGCTTCATTTACAGTTTCAGCATTTACTAAAAACAACGCTTGATTAGTCCGTAAAGATAAAAGCATCTATTTCTCCTTAGATTTATTCATTGTTAAAACAAAAACTTATTGAATAATTTAAAAACGAAAAATCAATATAATATTTTTTTACAGAAGCAAAAGAATCTATTTTTTCAAAAGTAAAATCATAATCATCATAAACATAAATAGATGGAAATATATAAAATATTCCTATCTTCATAAACTTTGCTTTTATTTTCATTTATTTACCTTATTACATTTCAATTTCATCTTGTTTTTCTTTAGGTGGCGTCCATCCTAAAGCTATTAAGGCGTTTCTAATTAATTTTTCTTTTAAATTTATAATTTCTGTATAAGATCGAATAAGTTCGTCATTCATTTTTGTTTCATGAAACAACATTATTTGTTCATTTTTAGCATCTAACATAGATCTTATTGTAGTTAACCAATTTACTTTATATTTGTTTTCTAAAGAAATATCATCCATTTTTTTAACCTCATAACCTCATAATCTTATATTTTATTTTACTTAACAAAAATTAAGTAAAATTTGAAAGAAAACCTAATTTTTATCATTTCTTGTAAAAAACTACCGTTAAAAACTAGCCTAGAATCAATCAAAAACGCTTACTATGAGGTTTTCTAGTCAAAAAGGTATAAAGTAATGTTGAAATCAAAAATTAACGCTTTAACCACGGCTTTTTATAATTGGTTTTATTCAAATATTCTTTAAAATCGTTTTCATGTTTAGTGAAACCTCGCTTATTTAGTTCATATAAAATTGCATCAGCAGTTCTAGGGTCATTCCCCCAAATTCCTTGACGCCATCCAAAAATAGTAGCTTTTATTTCATCATCTTGCATTCTATAAAATGATTCTGTATTAGAAACATATTGTCTATCAATATCATTTTTATATCTTTCATAATTACGCTTATATTCAATTTCTAAATCAGTTTCTTTTAATTCAATATTTTCGTCATTTACCTTTTCAACATCTAAACCTTTTTCTTCCTCTTTAAAGTTTTCCTTTTTCATCTTGTTCCCCTTTTTGCTTTGATAAAATTTCTATATAGCTTCCAATAAATAGATTCAAATTATTCAATTCTTTTAATACAATTCTAACTGACTTATCCCATTCTTTTAACATTATAAATAATTCATCAATTTTATTATCATTATTAGTTTTTAAATAAAAATCTGTTGGTTCCCATAAATTATAATCTTTACAAGAGTCAAAATCTTTACAAATAGTCCCAGATAATTTGTTACAATTTCCACAAAAATGTTCTTTTATCATTTCTTTTTCCAATATATTTCCTCCCATTCACTAAACATTTCAATAAAAAAATGGATAAGCAAAATTAACCCATACGTAATAATAATCATACAGAAAACGATTATCGGTATCGAAGTCATAAACCAGCCCCAATGTATCAAACCAATCGCTTCTAGGAATAACAATACGATCTGTAAAATAAATAATAAAGATAAAACAATATAAACTTCCTTATCATACTTTCTCATTATCTTCTCCTTCATCAGAATACGTATAAACAAGAGGAAGGTGATTATCTAACCCTAAATTATTATAACGGTTATTCTCGAAATCTTTACCTAATCTTTCATCAAATCCTTTTATCCTTAATTCCAATATTTTATTATTCATTTTTGCATCTTCAATAATCATATTGAATGAGGGTATTTGCAACGCTTCAAATAATGTCCCTATGCTAATTTGCAACGTTGCTGTTTTCTTCATTTATTCCTTTTTAGGAAGATACTTTTTTATTCTATCCATATTTTTATCTATATCAACAAAAACATTTTTATGTATCTTACCTTTTTTGCATACAGGGCATTCTTCATTTTCATGTTCCATATCAATAACATTTACTATATCAATAACAGGAATTATTTTATCTTTATTTTTTAATTCTACATAACGATTAATCATTGCATTCCCATCAGCAAAATCTTCACTTTTATCATTATAACTTAATTTATAAATAACTTGATTGATTGTTAAATCTACATGGCAAACATCACAAGAATATCTTAACATTAACTGTTTCATAAACACAGGCAAAACATCTAAAGGATTTAAACTTTCAATAAATGAATTTCCTTTAGATGTTTCTATAACAAATGCTCCTACCATTGCTAAATATTTATCACAAGTTTCATTAATAAAAAACTTAGTTTGTATTGGAAAATCTCCTTGTTTTTTTACTACCGCTTTTATATCGTGAAATGGAACTTGAGTCATTGCACCTTTATCGGTAGAATAAACTGTCCTTCCACATAGACGCCAAGCTGAAATAAGATTTTTTAAATAATATAAATGAATGTTTTTTGTATGTAAACCATTATTTGTTAAAACTAAATCTTTATCATTCAAATATTCATCATCCATTAAATGTTCGTGTTTAATCCAAGAAATAAAATCTCCTTCTTCCCCATGTTTTTCTATTTCTTCTGATATTGTATAATCAGTAAATCTATATTTTCCATCATGAGCGGCAAAATCGCAACCCATTAAATAAAACTTTTCATATCCTAATAAATCACCCGCAAATAATTGCATTGGTGGACTGCAAGCAAAAATAGTCATTGCCGTTCTTATATAATAATGAAATGTACTTTGCCTGAAATCCCCTGTTCTATAACTATACATTTTTTGTTGAACTTCTTGATAAAAACTATCAGCCCTTCCTGCATTTTGTAAATACAATAATATTTCATTTGGCCAATTTTCAAAAATATCAGGATAACATCCGGGATGAGTAATTAATTTTGTTTTTGTTTTTGACCAATCAACTCCTTTTAATTCATCCCATCTACAAAAAGGATCAAGGACTAAAATATGACTTGGTTCAATTCCATAATGCATAAAAGTTAATGCATGAGAAGTTGTGCAAATAATTCCACCTTCCCAATCTTTTAGATATTCAATATTCAAATCTATAGACATTCCAGAACCAATAATAAAACAAGCTTTATTTCCTATAGCTTTAGGTTCATCAGAAATATCTCTTGCTTTACCTTCTTTTATTTTATCTATAATAATTTTCCAATTAGAAGCCGTATTCAAATATTCATGGACAAGTTGGGCATTTTTTGTTCCTTGATTATATAGATTAGATTCTTCTTTTGGCTTAGCTTCGGCATTTTCTAATTTTTTTTCTTCCATTTTTTTCTACCTTAATAATTCTGGATTTTCATGAATGTTACCAATTACTTCAATATCATTTGGAATTCTATTTTCTCCACAAAAAAAACTATTGTATTTATATAATATTTCCTCTTTATAAGCACTATCATAAGAATGTTCACCTTCATAAAAACAACTTACTATATCTCCTTCATATATTTCTTTGTTATTTTTATCTTTTCTGCCGATGTACTGTCCTATAGTTTTTTTAATTACAATATTACAATCTTCTAAATATCCATAATCTATGTCTTTTTTAAAACAAGAAATAAAACATAATTCATCGTTCTTTTCTGGATAATAAGGAAGGTATCCGCCATACACCCATTCACCAGATTTTGTTAATCCTCTAAATTTAATTTCTCTCATTTTTCTACCTTATTGGGCTATTCATATTTTTTGCATATTCATAAATATTTAAACTAGAAGCTTCGTCTTTTCTTTCGTAATCATTTTCAAATATAGTATCGTTTAATATAGTAAAAAACTTTTCATCATCTATTTTCAATAGTAAGTCTAAATGTAATTTTCTTATTTTGCCAACTAATTGAATTATTCCAGGAATTATTTCTCCCCATTTTGTAGCAAATTCATTTTTAAAAGAATCAAAAAATTGGTTATCATCCATACATCGAGTCATTGCATAAACTACCCAGCATGTCATTATCTTTTCAAAATCATCATTCTCATGAAAAAGATTAATTTGTTTCCTTTTAAGATACCAATTCCCATTTATTAAATTAACACTTCCTGCCCATGGATCACGAGTAGCATAGCATAAGTTTTTAATTCTCGCAACATTGATAGCACCAAAACACATAGGGCAAGGTTCAACGGTAGTATATAAAGTTAAATTATTATCCTTATCTATTTCTGATAAAGGTATTTTCGATAATGCTATCATTTCAGCATGTTGAGTAATATTACTTTTATTCCCTCCATAAACCATTTTAGCGAATGAATCTGAAAGTATTTTATTATTGCTGTCTAATACTAAACAACTAATCGGTAATGCTCCGCCATAAAAAGCTTTTCTTGCTAATTTAAAACAATGCTTCCATTCATTGGTTAAATCATTATATTGCATTATTTATTTTCCTTTTCATCTTTAAAATATTCTTTTGCGAAATTAATAGGATCATAAGTAAAAAGTCTTATTGTTTCTTGATTAGAAAATTTAATCGGAGGGTCTAACAAAACATCTTTTGCAGTTAATTTAAATACTTTTGAAATGGTTATTGTCCTTTGTTTTTTAAACAACCAATCAGTAAACTTTGGGTGATCAATTACAATATCAAATGTTTTAGTTATATCGGCTTCTTGTTTAGTCATAAAATAAATATAATTTGTCATTTCTAAAATCATATTTTCTTTAATATATTGCTTATCTATTAAATCAAAATGTGGATCAACAATCAATCTTTTCTTTATTTCTTCTCTTGTTATTTCAAATTGTTCTATTCCTAAAACATCTTTCATTATTTGTTTTCCTTATTATAAACTTCTATTCCTTTGCCTTTTAGTATATATGCTTCCATTAAAACTTCCGCCATTTCAAACTCAGGTAATGTATCGGTATCAGCATATTGCCATATTTCTACTGGGAAATAATTAGTTAAACCTGGTTTAAATTCGTCCATTGTAGGATCAGGCCAATCTGTATTTTTATCATAATCAGTTTCTAACACATAATCGACTTTTGCAATTCCCCAATTTCCGCCTTCGCGTAAATATTCATAGCCTTTTGAAAATATTTCTGTTCTACCTATAAAAGAAGTCAATCTCCTTGTTAAGACAATTTCACGTAAAGGAATCATAGGAAGTAAACTTTCTAACTTCAATCTATCAAATAATTCAAACGCATCATCTAATTGTCCGGGTAACACTAATGGATTAGTGCACATCATCGATAACATAATATTAATTGTAGGATCAATTTTTAAACATTCTTTCAATGCATAACTAACTGCCATACCGCCATGAGGTTTTCTTTCTTTCATCCAATCAGGTTGAATAATAACTTCCGCACCATAATTTCTTGATACATCTGATATTTCTTGATCGTCCGTTACAACTACAACTTTATTTACATATTTACATGCTTTTGCTTGCACTATCGACCAAGCAATGAGCGGAACATTACAAAACAACTTCACATTCTTTCTAGGAAGCCTTACTGAACCACCGCGCGCAGGAATTATACATATTGCATTATTCATCTGCTTTCCTCCCATTTAGTTAACATTTCTATATATTTTTTATTATCATCTTTTAATATTTCGTTTTCTTTTTTCATTTCATAAATTTTAATATTTAAATCAACGATCATTTTAATGAAATATTCCATTAAATCGTTATCTTTCATTTATTTTTCTCCATTATAAATATGTGCTTTTATAAAATTAACCCACCCAGGAAAAGGCGGATAACTTCTATCGTCTAAATATAAATCTGCATAAACTTTATTTGAAGTTTTAAAATCAGTTTGTATATTTTCATTTACTGCATCAGGCCTAAAATGCCTATCGTCTAACCATTGAATCATTGGATCAACATATTTGCCTTCTCTACACGTCCATATAATTATTTTATGTCCTAATTTTTGTAATAAGCTTAATGCGAATATTGCACCTTCTTTTTCTTCACCTATTTCTGGAAACTTATGTTCTACTATTGTTCCGTCAAAATCCACGGCTATTATAATTTTATTTCTCCTAAAATTTTTCTACTACTGAACCAATTGATTTTCTTTCATCAATATATTCTTCATCATTATTTTTATATTTACAACCTGGACGGCATTCATCATTAAATATTTCACAAGGAAACAAACCATCATTAAAACAATAGCACTCTTCATTCTTTAAAAATAAACCATCATATCCATCTTCTTCTAACTTCTTTTTTATATACGTTTTTATATTCACTTTGTTTCTTCCTTATCTGAATAAATACTTTCTACATATTGTAAAGCAGAAATTATTTGATGCTTATCTAAATAATCTCTATAATATAATTTAATAATCTCTATGAATCCTATAATAATATCTACTTTAGGATCACCGACAATTTTATAATTTATTGATTGCATTAATTGACTCATTATTTTCTCCATTATTTTCTCCTTTTCCCATTTAGATAAACGTTAATAATCTTCCATCCTTCATCATAACAATCTTTTACAAATAATTCATTAAACCTTTCTTCAAGCATAAACCAATATTTAAATAAATTAATTTCTTCACCTGAATCTAATTTCGCTTTTCCTTCAAATATATTACCATGTGTAATTATTTTTTCTATAAATACCCCATATCCTATAAAATAACATAACCTTTTCGTTACATCGTTTTTATATATTACTGCAATTCGTTCACCTTCTTTAATCGGTTCCATTTTTCTTATCCTTATCTTTCATATTCTTATAATTTAATATTGAAATAGTTAAATTAGAACCTATAAAAATTGTAGATATAAAAGTCATTATTAACATTTTAGTTTCATAACACATTATTTTGTTCCTTTTCCCATAAATTACATATTCCATTAAATATACTAGGATAATAAACATGACTACCATCAATAATTTTCATTTTATCGTTTGAACATTCATAAGCATCTTCATCAATACCAACATTATTACAGTATTTACAATTTAAACAACAGTTAGCTTCTCTATAATTATATTTAGATAAACATTCATTTAATTTATTTATCCTTTCTTTATAATTCACTATTTACTCCTTCATCGCCCCGGAAATACCTTGAACAAAAAACTTATTAGCGATTAAAAATATAACAATCAATGGCAACATTAAAACCGTACCTATTGCCATTGATTGTCCATAAGGGAATCCTGCTAATAATCCATCTTTTAATACCCTTATACTTTTTGTTAACCCTATCAATAATGTTTGATTTTGATCTTTTTGTAAAACTAACATTTGCCAAATATAATCTTGTAAATATCCAATAGAACTAAATACAGAAACGGCAGAAATAATCGGCGCGCTTATTGGAATTATTATATGAAATAATATTTGTACTTCATTCGCCCCATCTAATCTCGCACTTTCTAATAAACTATTCGGAACAGTTTCAAAATAATTCCTTACTAAGTATAAAAGAAAAGGTGAAAAAATACTAGGCAAAATAGTAGCTAATAAACTGCCTTGTAAACCTATTTTTTTTATTATTACAAACATAGGAATAATTAATGATATTCTTGGAATCATCAATCCCAATAAAAGTATTGTCCATAAAATATTCTTAAATTTGAATTTGTAAAAAGCAAAAACATACCCGCTTGAACATACCGTAATAACAGTCAAAATTACCGTCAATAAAGTACCTATCAAAGAATTAATTAACCAAGGAAAAACATTCCATTTTGTCATTCTTAAATAATTTTCTAAAGTAGGATGTAAAGGAAATAAATTAGGGGGCATTTTCATTATTCCACGCATATTTTGTAATGATCCAACTAGCATAAAATACATAGGGAATAATAGAACAATAAAGAATAGAATTAGTAATATTTTTTTAATCAAATTGTATCTCTCTTATTTAATATGTATTTTTGAATATCAATAAATCTAATTATTGGTTCTTTATATTCTGGAGTTTTAGAAAAGTGATACCACGCATATACCATCATCCCGGTTCTAATCTTCATATCTTTTCTTAATTTATCACCTAACATTGGATAACGGTCAAACACATAAATACAATTTAATGGAAAATCTTTATCTTTATAAATATAATCTAATCGTTGCTTTCCATGTAAATAACTCAATGGTAATAGAAAATAAAAATCATTACAAAGTGTTTTGCTTTTTTGTATAAACTGGAAAGCTTTTGAATATGGCGGATTAGTAATGATCGTTCTATATTTTCTTTTTTCTTGTAAAAAATCCTGCCCGGTTTCCAAATCATAACTATCAATATTCCTTTCATCATATTCATTTTTAATTAAAATATCTACTATTGCATTATTCCCACAAGCAGGTTCTAATATTGGTTCTTTTAATTTGACTACATTTAACAATTCTTGAGTAAGACAAAAAGGTGTTTCGTAAAAATCGGATTTTTTACGTTGTCCAATATTGTTGCAGGAGAAATTTTTACCTTTAATCATCTAATCTCCGCGAATACAATGTTATTATCTATTTTAATAGGTAAACCAAGCAATCTTCCTACAACTCCTTTATCAAAAACTTCATTACTTTTTGTTATACAAAAATCACATGCCATTAATTCTGAATAAGTTTCGTCATTTAAATAAAAACATTTATTTTTTAAATCAAGATTCATTTCTCTTTCACTTAGAAGTAAATAAAGAAGTATTTCTAAAACAGGCTTCTTTTCATTCATTTTCAAACCTCTTTTTTACTAATGACAAACCAATAACCATTACTAATAAAACTATTGCCTCTGCGGCTCCAATTCCATATTTAGAATATTGAAATGAATCTGCATATATGCGAAAAGACATAGTGGCTGTATAATAATTAGGTGACAGAATAAAAATGTATTCGAAAATCATGAATGCAGTTATAGCTGATAACAACCCAATCAATATCAAAGTATCTTTTATTAACGGAATTATAATCATTCTTTTTATTTGACTTTCGCTTGCACCATCTATTTTTGCGGCTTCCAATATGCTTTTATCAATAGATAATATCGAAGATAAAATTATTATTACATTACTTCCAAACGTAGAAAAAATAAGTATAAAACTTATTGCAGGAATTGACGTATACCATTGACCAAACCAATTTATAGGAGTTATTTTTACTAAAGATAAAAGCCAATTCATAGGGCCTTCGAATTTAAATATCCATTGCCAAGCTTGAGAAATAATAATTCCTGATGATAATACTGGAATATAGGTTATTATCCTAGTATTATCTAACCAATGTTTTTCCATATTATAAACCCATAATGATATTAATAATGAAACTATTATTTGCCCCGGAACTAGAATTATTACATATATTAGACTATTTGATATTGATAATAAAAAATCCTTACTTGTAAATATTGATAAGTAATTATCAATTCCTACAAAACTAGAAGTGATAAAATTGGTTTTATGTAAAGATAAAGAAAAAACCTCGACTAGAGGCCATAAAGTAAAGAGTATAAAAAAAATCAATGTAGGTATGAGCAATATTTTTTTCAAATTATTCCCTTCTAAAATATTTCTTTTGCATCATATAATATTTGCTTTTTATGAATCAACAATTCTTTTCTCATATTATCTGTTCCACTGTTCCCCTTAAACAACATTCCATAATCAGTATAACTTGCCATTTCTCTATTCCGTAACGGTCCAGCTCTTTCCCCATATTTATCCCAATTAGCAGGGAATATTTTTAATTTAATATCTAATAAATCAGCCATTTCTTCGCCAAAAGCATCAGCGCCTTTAGCTCCACCAGATACTATTTCAGTAATATTAAAATCTTTTACTAAATGTCTAACTATTTTATAATCATTTTTACTTGGAACAAAATCTCTTCCTCCAGCAATAATACACTTCAAATTATATTTTCCCTGTAAAAATAAACTTTAATCTATTAATAAAATTACCATTAGAGATTACCTTATAAAAATCTATTTCATCACGTAATTTTATAATTTCTTTATCCAGTTCATGGATTGTTTTATTATATTTTTCATCTATTTCTTTAATAATAAAATCTTTTGTATAATATTTATGTGAATTTAAACGAAAAGGATTTAAATCAATATAAATTACTGGACATTGATCCTTGATCTTTTTTAATTCTTGCCAATTTTCCAAAGAATCTTCTTTTATAAAACTTTGTAATTTAATATATTCATCACTATCCATTTCAAATGTTACTTTAGCCATTATTTCCTCCAATATTATCAAGTTTATTTTGTAACAAATCTATATTCATTTTTAATCTTTCTATTTTATTATAATTATCTCTATTTAGAATGCATAAAACAATAATAGCAATAGTAACAGTAATATTAAAAACCATTAACATTTATTTCCTCCAATATTCCATAATTTCTTCTATTGTCAATTTTCTTTTTGATCCATATTTATATCTTGGTATTCCATCTATTTTTCTAAATTTAAATAAATTATTCACTATATCATAAATATTGTATCTGTCATAAACCTTTTTATAGTTTCCATTGTCACTTACTTCGCTATTTCTTACTTTTTTATTTGCTAAATGTTTCCCTAATTTTCCATATCCACCTTGCTTAATTATAGGAACTTTCTTTTCGCTTCTGCTCATTAGTTCCCTCCTTGAAAAAGACAAGGCGGTTTTTATAGGTTTCTCCACCGCCAAACCTTCGCTTATTACTTCTTCACTTTCGACAATGCCTTTTCATATTCCTTGATAGCGTTTTCTGGAGTAATCTTGAAATTAAAAAGCTTTTGCAAAATAGGGAACTGTAAAGCGCGCCTTTCGCTAAACCGGCCATCAGTTAATCCAGCATCATAGATACCATATTCAGAAGCGATCTTTGTAGTTAACTTTACATTTTTATCCGTAGAAGGAATTACGTCAACACGATTCGGAACAGTCGATTCATACTTTGCAGAAAGCCCTTGAGCCTCAGGTCCGTTTGCATATTCAACCCAACGTGCCGCAATCTCATTAGCTTTTTTATCAGGTGAATTATAAACAACATATACCCCATTATTAACATACGTAGGAACACCATTGACGCCTACTCCACGAGGAAGCGGAACGAAAGTAAAATTAAACGGCTTCTTAATAATGCCCTGATCCATTCCTTGCTTTAGATACATTTCAGTCCAATTTGGGAAAAAAGTAGTAGCCGCAAGATTCCCTGAAAGCCATTGCAAACAATAATCATCATCATTTAATGTTGCGGCATTCTTAGGAACATATTCATTTTTAATTAGCAATTGATAAAATTCATAAGCCTTAGCTCCGCCAGTCTTTGCTACTACGGAATTATCATAATCTCCATTTACATAATACTTCGTCCCAAATGCAGAAAACCAATTATGCAAAAGATAATCACCAGAAGGATTGGCCGCAAAAAGCATCGTTGCCCATTTCTTTCCACCATACTTTTGCTTTACCATTTCAGCCATTTCTAAATAATCAGTAATAGTCCAATCCCATTTTACCGTATATCCAATTTCATCCATGATATCAAGGTTAATGCACATGGCCTGAGCCCCGCCATATTGAGGGATACCTAAAAGCTTTCCCTTAAACTTATATGGATCAAGCACACCTTTATTATATTTATCTAAATCGCGAACATATTTATTTAGATCAAGCGCAAAATTAGCATCCATATATTTCCCAGCCCGAACGGTAGAATCCACATAAACATTAGGCGGGGTTCCTGCGGCTAACTGAGCATCCATCGTCATAGTAGAACCTGCCGTGACATCAATAATAGAATAAACGATTTTAACATCAGGAAAATCTTTCTTTAGCTTTTCTTCCGCAATCGTATAAATAGTTTTCCCATCATACGGTGCAGGAAGACCACCAGTCAAAATAGTAATTGTTTGGGCGGTTAGTCCAAAACAAATACACAAAAGAATCATTCCAATAAAAATCCTCTTCATCATCATTCTCCCTTAAACATTATTATTTTAGACTTACATACATAAGCCTTTAATTTTCTAAATATATAAATAAACATTCCTAAAATTTTTTGCCTTATATTAATCTTATAATTACTTTGTATTAAATCCAATTTTTCTTTATCGTATTCAAACATTTCAAATATAACCTTATTTTTCAATATCTTTTCCTAACTGTATTTCAAAATACCATTTAATCCATTGAATTGTAATATGAAAATGCCAAGGTTCACCATAAAAATGCTTATGAAAATAAACATCTAAACAAGGAAGAATATCTATCTGGTATTTAAACTTTCCATATCTAATCATTTGCATATTATACTCCTTAAAAACCAAACTCTCCACCAACATAAATAGATCCATCTTCTTCATCATCAGTTACAATATTCAAATGATACAACGATTGTCCTTCTTTAGATTTTTTATTAAATTCAAAACAAGGAGTGAATATTCTGCTTTTTCTAAAACATAAACTTTCCTTCCAATATCTAATTGTATTTTTTTGGTTTAAAGTATAATTCATTTCTATTTGATTCATTTTATACTCCATTAACAAAACTATCAATTTCTTCTTTGCTTTTCAAAAAACTATCTTTATCAAAAAAGCCTTCATTACATTTAGTACAATATAACCCTTCTTGAATAAAACTTTTCTTTTTACCTAATTTATTTGTATATTCATTTTGCCTAGTTTCAAACACTAATTTCCCACCACATTCAGGACAAATTTCCATATTATATTCTCTCCTTTACTTTAGATACATAATATTTTTTGCCATTAATCTCTTCTTTAACTTTTTCAACTTCAAAAACTTTATCAGAAATATCTATAAGATTTTCACTCCCTAATGAATTATTTACTAATATAAATTGCAAATTAAGCTTTTTAGAAAGATTCTTTATTACTTCAAAACCTAATCTATTTAATTCTAATGGTTGTAAGTTTTTCAATGGTTCATCTAAAATAATAACGTTATCAGTTTTTCCAATTGACCATAACGCAATACGAAGGGCGAACGCAATTAAATCAGAAAGCCCTCCCCCGTTTTGTAACAAAGGTTTTCTTTCATAACCATTTTTAGTTTTTATTTTTAATTCTGCTACGGTTCTATTATTTGATATTTTAAAATCAATAATAAAATCATATTCATCAGGGAACACTGCGTCAATAGCTAATTGCATTATTGGTTCTAAATTGTATTTAAGTTTCTGTTGTGTTTGCTGTGCAATAGCTTGTATAAATATCTGTGCCTCTTCTATTGCTATCATCGTTTTTGATAATTCTAATAATTTATCATCTATATTTGACTTTCGTTCAATTAACGATTCATACTTACCTTTGTTTTTGAGAAGTATATTTTGATATTCTTTTATGTTAGTCATTTATCTATAGTTAAAAACATATTATTGGGTAAAAGCTTCTTTACTTTTTCAAACAAATCAATATCGGCATTATTAACAATTGTTATTTCGTCATTCATCAATCTTATACAAATCTTTTTTTGTTCACTATCATAACTAATAGTTAATATATTATTAAAATTAATATAAGTAGATTTCATAATTGGCTCCAATCTGTCACAGCATCCAATTTCGTCATTAATTTATCACGCTTTTCCTTGTCAGACTCGATTTCAGATTCAAGTTCAATTAACTTGCTTTCTACTTCCTCTTGCGTAGAAATATCAAATGACTTTTTCCATTCTTCTACAATTTTCTGCTTGGCTCCTTCGGCCATATCGCGCTTTTTTGTGGCAGATACGATGGAATTTTTTATCGATTCAAACTTAGCGATAGTCATTTAACCTTCCTAACGTCATAGTCTAACCATGATTCTCTTTCCTCATTATAAATCTGTTCTGCTTCATCTTCATCTTCAATATTATCTTCTTCCATAATTTGCTCAATATCTCTTAATCCATGTAATCCTGCATAAGAATCATATTCTTGACAAGCCATTTCATAGGCATAAGTATTAGCTTCGTCTTCATTTTTAGCATCGATGATTTCTTCATCTTTATATTTAATTCCACCAAATCCACCACCTAACCCATACCTAATAGCAAATTTAATCATTCATTTTTCCTCCTTTTCCTCACATAAAAATCTAATCATCTTTACAGTATCCTTTGACAGTTTCTTGTTTGCCAATAACCCATTTTCTATATTTTCTAAAAAATCCAAATTGACAGATTCATTATTCCTTAACTTCTCCACGAAAGCCGATATCCTATTTTCTTTTTCGTCTCGCTCTATTATATATGAATCATCAATTATTTTTTCATCATCAGGGATAAAAATTTGTTCAATCGTTCCTTTATCAGTATCCACATAATAGATAGAAGACGAATATTCCTTTTCATCGACCGATCCGCGATACATTGCGCCAGGATTGCAAACTGTCCTTCCTTTTCTTTCATAAATAAAACTCCTATGCATATCTCCGGTAAATATCCATTTTGCATTAGGGTATTCATTTAACAAATCATTAGCGGTAACGGCATTTACATTAGGCGGAATAGTCTTGCTATTCTCAAATGTCAATCTATGAATAAATAATAGTCCTGTTTCCTTGCCTTTCAATTCCTCATTGAAATGTGCATATTTCCCTATATCATCAAAATACTGTATCCGCTTATCACCACTTTTTACTATCTTATCAATTATTCCAAATGACGATTCTGCCATATTATCTATATTGTGATAAAGGAGTGAATGATTACCTGCCAATATCCTTATACCAGCATTTACAGAAAAAGCAAACTCTAAAAACATTGAAACAATAATACTTGGTACTCTGGCAGTATCAAAGATATCACCTAGATCGAATACTGGACATTTTCTTTTATTCGCTTCATCGGCAATAAATTGTAATAATCTTTTTTGTGTTCCTAGCCAATCTTCATCTTGACGACATCTTGGAAGGAGAAGCGTAAGATGCTTATCGCTTGAAGCTATGAATTTCATTTATCTTTTTATTCCAAAATCACATTTTCTAATTTTGCACATTCTTCCTTGCCCAGTTTTATCGTGGAATACTATTCCTTCAATATCTAATTCAGGATCAGAAAAATATTTT